ATACAGAGGGCGCTATCGATAAATCTTCTGCTATTAAGTTTGGCATCGATCCTAACAAAGTTAGATATCAGCCGATCAAGACTGTTACAGAGTTTCAAACTTTCGTGAGTAATCTTATCTCTCTTGTTAAGAAGGCAAAAGATGCTGGAGCAAGTCCAAAGATTCTTTTAATCGTGGATTCTTTAGGTATGTTAAGCACTGATAAAGAATTGAACGATGCAATGACTGGTAAGAATGCAGCAGATATGGGAGCAAAGGCAAAAGAACTTAGAAAGTTATTTCGTGTTATCACTCTTGATCTAACTGCAGCTAGAATTCCTCTTATTTGCACAAACCACGTTTATGCTGGTGGCGGATTCTTCCCGACCAAAGAATCTTCTGGTGGAGATGGTCCAATCTTCGCTATGTCAGTTATTTCTTTCCTGTCTAAAGCACAGCTAAAAGAAGGAAATAGCACAACTAAAACTGGTATTATAGTTACCTCAAATCTTAAGAAGAGCAGATTTACAATTCCAGAGCCTGTTAAATTTCACATCTCTTTTGCAAACGGTATGAACCCATACGTTGGTCTTCAGGACTTTGTTACTTGGGAAGCTTGTGGAATCGAAAGAGGAAAACTGGAAGAAGTTAAAAATAAAGACGGGGTTAAAGAGTTAGTCTTCACTCCGAATGCCTCATCAACCAGATGGGCAATCAAACACTTGGGTAAAACCGTAACATCATCTCAGCTATTTACGCCTGAAATTTTCACTCAGGACGTACTACAACAGCTAGATGAAAGAGTCATCAAACCTCACTTCATCCTTCCTGCAATGGGAACTAATGAAGACATTACAAGAGCTTTAGAAGCAGAAATGGGTGGAGACTTAGAAGACGGTGATGAACAAGAATAAGATCAAGTTTAAATATTTAATGAATCTCTGGCGAACTATGCCAGACTACCCCACAAAAGAAGACGTTATCTATGAACTGAACGTCTATCTAATGAAGGACGGTAGACCCAATGGAAGTTTTTCACTTCAGACCTTAAAAGCACCTTTTGGACCAAATTGGGAGGAGACTAAATTTAAACAGATTGTTGACGAAATGATCGAAACCGGAGAATTTGAAGTTGACACTAAAAAAGTTTCTCCAAAGGTGTGGTACAAAATCAAAAATAACCCCTATTATAATTAATGGAATTATCCTATTCAGAAAATATCATTCTCAGAAACATTCTAAGCAATCCAATATATTTGGAGAATGCTAGACCCGAATTCTTCAAAAATAATTCTTTTGGAGAGATTCATAAACTAGCTAAGAAGTTCTGGGACAAGTACAATGAGATCCCCTCGAGAGAGCAGATGAAAGAATCTGCAAAGCTAGAAGGAGTAACAGATAAAGTGGAATTGTCAGAGATCGATGCAATCTACAATATCGAACTTACATCCTATCAAGAAGACTGGCTAACAGAAACTACCGAGTGTTTCATCGAGTATAAAAACCTAACTAAATCTGCAGTTGATGCAGTTCAGTATATCCAAAAAACCCCAGTCACAGCCGAGAATATTAAAGAGGTGATTAACACCTTTAAGAATATTGTCGTAGAGAGAAATAATTTAGATTTCTCCTTTGACGAAGGACTAGATTTCTTCAATCCAGAAAGCCATAAACAGTTAAGTCACAACACGTTCAAATCGGGTTTCCCGTTCATTGACACTGTACTGGGTGGAGGATTTTCAGCAAAGTCTCTGTACGTCTTCATGGGAATGCCCAAAGTCGGAAAGTCACTGTGGCTGGGTAATTTGGCTATCCAAGCATCTAAGATGGGAAACAATGTGGCAATTATCACCCTCGAGATGAACGACAGGAAATATGCCAAGAGAATTGGTTCTAATATGTTGAGCATTCCAATTGGAGATTATAACAATGCTGCAAACGACACCCAGCTTCTAAAGAAGAAAATTGCAAACGTTCAGTTTGATAATCTTCAGGTTCCTGGAAAGATTTGGATTAAGGAATTTCCAACCTCACAGGCTTCAGTTTTGGATATTGAGAGATATTTAAAGAAGGTCGAAGAACATCATGGAATCAAATTCAAGGTTGTGGTGATCGACTATATTAACATTTTAAAAAACTGGAGAAATCCAAACTCCGAAAACACCTACATGAAGATCAAGCAGATTGCTGAGGATTTAAGAGGTATTGCAATGGCGAACGAGTGGGCAATTTTAACTGCTACTCAGACCAAACAAGGGGATTTCGATTCAACAGACTTAACAATAACTTCAGCAGCAGAATCCTCTGGACTAGTTGCAACTGTAGACGGACTCTTTGGAATTATCCAAGATCCTATCATGTATGCAAACAGAGAATATAAACTGAAATTGATAGCTAACCGTGATGACGGATATAAGAACTCTCACAAGATGTTCAACGTCGATTACAATTACATGAGAATAGTAGAAAACAGCGATCCGATTCATGTGGAATAATAAGAAAGAAGAACCGGAGGAAGTTGAGGAAAACTCGGCAGATCCAAAGAAGGTGCAGCTCGGAGATAAGATCTTTGGCGCCCACAATAACTCAGCTACCTCTAACGACTTTAGGGAAAGCTTCGACATGGATTCTGGACACAGACTTTTAGAAGACAGCTACGACGAAGAAGAGTATCTACACAGAAAGAAGCTAGAAGAAACTGTTTATGAAGCATTTCAATCTTCTAGATGGTATCCTCTTTCGTATAAGAAAAAAATTCCAAAGGATCTGGTCCCTCATCTTTTCCAAGATGTTCTGGAAAAGCTAGAAGGAACAGAATTTTCATTTTCTGAAAAATTCGTAGTTATTTGTGACTTTGTTTCCATTCCTTATTTAAAGGCATATGAGTTGATACCTGTAAAATACAAAGAGGTAATCATCAACGAGTTAGAGACAAAGTTTAGCGTTTTATCTAAAAGAAGAATTAAAAGATTATTTTAAATTATGGCAGGATTGGGAAGTAAAAGAAATTTAAATCCCGAAGCAAAGAGAGTTTGGTTTATTACCGACACTCACTTTGGGGTTAGAAATTCGTCTAACGAGTGGATTGAAATCATGAGAGATTACTTCTTTGACTGGTTCATCCCTTTGGTCAAAGAGAATTATAGACCTGGTGATGTTCTAGTTCATTTGGGAGACTGGTATGATTCTAGGCAGAGCGTTAACCTTAAAGTTCTAAATCTTGGGGTTGACGTTGCTGAAGAACTATCTAATGTATTTAAAGACGGAGTTTATGTTATTGTGGGAAACCACGATATCTGGGGGAAAACGACCAACGATGTAAATTCACTTAAATCTTTAAAATGGGTTCCTGGAGTTGAGATCTTTCAAGATCCGGAAACTCTAGTTCTTGGAGATAAAAAATTCTTAATGATGCCTTGGAGAAAAGATCATGCAACAGAAGAAGAATTCCTAGATTCTGCTGGACCTCATGACTACCTATGCTGTCATGCAGACATCAGAGGCCTAAAATTTAACAGATATGTAACTGTCGAAGAAGGAGCGGATTCTAAGAAGTTTAAGAAGTTTAAGACCGTTTATTCTGGTCACATCCACTATGCTCAAGTTGTAAATAATATTCACATGCTTGGAAGTCCTTATGAGCTGACCAGATCTGATATGGGAAACCCAAAGTCAGTTACGATGTTGGATCTCCAGTCTGGAGAAGAGACTAAATTCATCAACAACTTCTCTCCAAAATTTAAGAAGTTCTTGTTTGATCAAATTCTAGAAATGACAATCGAACAGCTAGAACCCGAGTTTAGAAACAACTTCGTCGACATTATGATCGACCCAAAGATGGCTCTAAAAGCTCCTCTGAATATCCTAACTGATAGTATTTCCACCCAGAGAAAATTAGGATTCCATCCATACGACCCAAATCAAGCGAACTCTCTTTCATCTCAGATCTATGATACAGACGGAAGGCAATTCAGCGTAATGGACTTTGTAAAGGAATACGTAAAGGGAATGGAGTATGATGACCCAACAAAAGATAAATTGGTCGGAAGCCTAGAAAAACTCTATAAAATGATAGTAGAAAAGGATCAAGAAAATAGATTATGAGAATTAAGAAGATTGAATGGAGAAACTTCTCCTCTTACGGTAACAGAAAACAAGAAATCGAATTTGAAGACGAAGCTTGTCTTTATCAAGTTGTTGGAGAAAACGGTGCAGGAAAATCTTCCATCTCTCAAGTTATTACGTTTGGACTTTATGGGAAATTGGAAGGTAAAAAACTTAAAGATATCCCAAATAGAATTAACGGCAATGCTTGGGTGAAAATAACTCTAGATTCCAATGGTTCAGAAATTGTAGTTGAGAGAGGACTAGAACCAAATTTATTTCGACTCTACATCAATGGGGTTGAATATGATCAGGCTGGAGTTAGATCAGTTCAAGATTATCTATCAGAAGACATTCTAGGAATTCCATACTATGTGTTTAACAACACGATCTCCCTTTCAATTAATGATTTTAAGTCTTTTATCAAAATGTCCTCACAGGACAAAAGAAGCATCATAGACAAGATCTTTGGATTCCACGTTCTTAACCAAATGAGGGATCTTCTTAAGGAAGAAAATAGAAAGATCAGAGAGTCTATGGAAAATTTAGGGGGAAGACTTTCTTCTGTTGAGTCTACGATCCAAAGTTCCTTAAATGAGATGGAGAACCTTGCCAACCAGATTGAGGAGGAATCCTCATCTAAGAAGGAAGAACTTCAGAAGTCTCTAGAAACTTTTGAGGGACTACAAGTTCTTCATAATCAGAAGACGGATGAGTTTCGAGAGATTGAAAATGAACTCAATTCGGAAATCACTAACACCCAAAGACTTGTTATTGAATCTAGAACTAAACTTCAGGAAGTTCAAAAGAAGATTAAACTCTATGAACTGGACCAATGCCCAACTTGTCAGACCTCTCTAGATTCTGAATTTCACCACTGTATTAAAGACGGTCTAATTGCAGATCAATCTTCTGTCTCTCGACAGCTGGAGGAGTCAAACACCCTAATGTCAGATCTAAAACAGAAGGAGAGGGACTTGTCTGCAACCAAGAGAGACATCATGGATAAGGGTAAGAAAATTGAAATGAAGATAGGTGAAATTAGAAGGGACCTCAAGTCTCTAAACGAGTCTTCTAATGATAAGCAGCTTCAGTCTTTACAGAGAATTGTAGACAATCTTCAAGGAGAAAGAGAAAAAATGGAAATGGAATCTTTCAAGAATCAAGAGAAGAATAACTGGCTTAGAACTCTAGACGAAATTTTAGGGGAGAAAGGGGTTAAACAAATGGCAATTAAAACTATCCTTCCATCTCTCAATTCTGAGATCCTGGAACTTCTTGGGAAGATGCACTTGGACTATCAAGTAATCTTTGACGAGGAATTTAATGCTACAATCTACCACATGGGGGTAGAAATTCCAACTCAAACTTTAAGTACAGGGGAAATGAAAAAAGTCGACTTTGTGGTTCTGATAGCTATCATGAAGCTAATGAAGATGAAGTTCAGTAGCATCAACCTCCTCTTCTTAGACGAGCTATTTAGCTCAGTGGATCCCGATGGGGTTCACTCCATTCTAAGAATTTTAAGATCTGTGTGTAAAGAACTAGGGTTGAACATCTTTGTTATAAACCACGCTCCAATGCCACACGAGATCTTCGACTGGAAGTTAGAGGTTGCTAAAGCAAACAATTTCTCTTCTATTTCGATAGACAAATTCTAACTTCTTTCCATCCAGATATATAGTGGAAATAAGTCTGGAACATTGAAGCCACTATATAGCAGAAATCAAAATTTACAAGTAACTAAGTCCGATCTGAAGAAGAAAGGACTTACTGCTGTTCAAGCTACAATGGTTGAACCCAACACCCAAGGTAAAGGTCTTCTCGGAATTGGTTATTTGAAACCACTTCCTGTAGTTGCTACTGAATATGTCCCGGAAACCAACTCTAAAGGAAACCCGGTCTACGCTCAGACTTCAGTTCAGACCTACTCAATTTTCTTTGCCCAGTACGAGAACACTTATATTCCAGCAGGAGATGAAAAACTCTATTCTTTTGTTGTAGTTAGAACTTTAGGACCAATTACTTCTTCTGATTGTGCAACTCAACTTGGAATGAAACAGAATAGTGTTTACGGTCTTACCCAAACCGAATACGAGAATAACTCTTTCCAGCACCCAGTTTATACAACAATGGAGAACACTCCATTGTATTTTAGATATGCAGAAGTTCCTGTTATAGTTCAAACTATTCCAGGAAGGCTCGATAATGTTCCAATAGGGGCTCCGAATTTTCCACTTACCCCCTCCGGAGTTCAAACTCAAAAAGGAATGCTTCCTATGCCTCCTTATCCAAATTTCTCCACTTATTTTGGACAGACTGGGGGGACTGCAATTTCATTGGGAGGAACTGTCGGATTTTTGGATCTTTCCGTTCGAACCCCAACCACAGTACAACCAACATCTTGGTCTTGGAACTTTGGAGGAACTGGAGCATGTGCAGGTGCAACTGGAGCAACAGCTCAAAATCCCCTAGTCTCTTTTGGAGCAACTGGTTCTTATACCGTTACACTAACTGCAACTAATGCAAACGGGTCATCTAGCATCACTAAAACAAACTTTGTAATTGTATCATAATATGTCAGGATTTTTAGAAAAATATAACGTTGATGAGGTATTCTTAAGAGGAATAATCGTTGGTCTGCTGAGGAATTTAAACGAGAGGGTTACATATACTCAGATCAATCAACAACAGCAAATTCTCCAGGTCTACATCCCATTCTTTTACTCGATGTCAGGGGACGAGACTTTCCTTCAGGACTTTTACCTTGACTATTTAGACTGCGATGGACAGTCCCCATTTGCAGAGGGGAACTATGATATTATTCCCCGAGGAATTGTTACACTAACTGGAGTTAATATTGAGACTGCATCTCTAACTAGCGGATTTGTTAGAGCAACATATAACGTGGAGGATGTCCAGGGCCAGATGAAAGCATATTCTGCATACACAACTTCTATTCCGCTCTCGATGACTTTCGATGTTAAGCTAAGGGCAGATACACTTTTAGATACTTTTAAAATATTTCAGGCAGTAATCCAAGTTTTCTATAAGGTTTTCAGCTTCAGTGTCGAATTTGGAGGGATGAGAGTTCCAGTTCAAGTTGGATTTCCCGAGCAATATCAAAATGATAAGCAATTAGAGTTTAGCTACCAAAACACCCAAAAATGGATAGAAACCACATTTAGTGTTGCAGTTGAAACTTACTATCCTCAAAAAGATCTCGAGACGGAAAGATTTAGAGGAAATTTAATGCAGGCTGGAATTAGATTAAAGATATCGACAGACGAACAGACAAATTTGCCGGGTAATTCTAGTTTATTTTAGTCCTGGATTTTTCTTGAAAGATTGAATATATAGAAAAATACTGAATTGTATTATGGCTAATAATTTTCCAAATAACCCAATATTAGAACCGGGACTCTCTGTTAGGATCATTGATGGATCCAGCAGCCAGACTTCTGACACCCTCTATTTTATTGGAACCGAAAATAACTATGTCAAGAAGTCCGCAAGAACTGAGACTAGAAATTATTCGACTTTTGGAAATTTTTGGACTAAGCAGATCTCAGTGGAAAATAATTTTAGAGACATCTTGGATGGAGGAACATCGGAAGACGGAACTGCTCAGTTCTATGGCCCTATCATCGGGGGAGAATTTCCAACTCAGACAAGATTACTAAATCAATTGTAAAAATGGCATATAGAATACAAATTAGAAGAGACACATCGTCCAACTGGACTTCAAATAATCCTATCCTTCTGCAAGGAGAATTTGGTTACGAGCTAAATACGGGATATGCAAAGATCGGAGACGGACAGACTCCTTGGATTAACTTAGAATATTTTGGGGGAACTGGACCCACTGGACCGGTAGGTCCAACCGGAACTTATTTAGTTACTGACATCCCGCCAGGATCTTCAGGAGCCACTGGAGCAACTGGGCAATTGGCTCTCGACTCAGACTGGCTTTATGTTTGTGTTGGAACAGACACTTGGAAGAGAACTATTCTCACCGGATGGTAAAATGAATCGTCAAAAAATATTTTAAAAAGCTCAGAAATCTGAGCTTTTTTGTTGAAACTATCTACCGATTTTTCTATATGAATAAAGATAAAAAAGTATTCATATGTCAGATCAGATAAAAATTTCACAGGAAGAATTAAACTCTCTACTAGATCTTAGAGAAAGAATTAGGACCAACGTCGAGTCTATAGGAAGACTTAACATCAAAAGACATTTTACTCAGTTAGATTTAGATCAGATTCTCGGGGATCTAGATCAAGCTTACTCGGTTTCCGAAGATCTAAGCATGGAAGAAACTAGAGTAGTCCAGGAGATTACATCCAAATATGGTGAGGGAGATTTGGACTTTGGTACCGGAATATACACTCCTAAACAGAAGTAATTTTCCCTATGAAGAATAGGATTAAAATTTATGCACATGGTTCTTATATTGGAACTACCGGGTACAATAATCACACCCGGGATTTCTTCAGAGAACTTTCAAAGTATTCGGAAATTAAAGTTAGAAATTTTACCGTAGGCAATTCATGGAATGGACTGAATAGCACTCCCCACGATGGAGAACCTTATTTAAACGAGGTTGATAAATCTTTGTTGTACCAACAAAGACTGTGGGTTGCAGATGGCAAAATGGAGGATTTTAAGATTTATGAATCCCCCGAAAAAGAATTTAGACCAGACTTTAATATTGTGTTAAATGAGACTAATCATCATCTCTATTATGATAAGTATATTGGTCCAAAGATTGCATATAACGTATGGGAGTCAACAAGGCAGCCTGATGATTTTTTTAACCAGCTATTGAAATTTGATGAGATTTGGGTTCCGAGTAAATGGCAAAGAGAATGTACTATTGAACAAGGTGCCGACCCAGATAAAGTTAAAGTTGTCCCCGAAGGTGTGGATGTGCATACATTTTACCCGGAAAAGGTTGAACCGCTTGAAGAATATAGAGACGATAGATTTAAATTTCTCCTTATGGGTCGTTGGGACTATAGAAAATCGACTAAAGAAATTATTGAAACCTTTCTTAGTACTTTCTCCCCTGAAGAACCTATTGACTTGATTGTGTCTATTGATAACATGTGGGGTGAAGAAATGGATGGATTTAAGACGACCGAAGAACGTTTACAAAATTATGGATTAATCGACCCCCGGATTAAAATTATACATTTTCCATCGAGGGAGGATTATATCAAGTATCTTAAGACCGGCCACGTATTTGTTTCCTGTGCAAGATCTGAAGGGTGGAATTTACCACTTATCGAAGCTATGGCTTGCGGAACCCCTTCTATTTATTCCGAGTGCTGCGCTCAGATGGAGTTTGCGGAAGGAAAGGGAATACCTGTAAAAATTCTGGGAGAAAAACCTGCAAATAAAAATAACTATGGAAGGTACACTATGAGTGAACTTCCAGGAAATTATTACGAGCCTGATTTTGGACATCTATCTGAAGTCATGAGAGATGTATACGAGAATTATGATTCCTATAAAGAAAAGGCGGTCATTGAAAGTTCTGATTTAAGGGACAAATTTTCATGGGAGGTTGTTGCAAAAATAGGACAGGAAAAAGTTAATGCCTTTATGGAAAAAATCAGCTCCGATGAATACAATAAAAACTCAGATACAAATTCAATCAACGTGAGTTATTTCGAGGGTCCAAAAGTTGAGATTCTTGGGGATTATGACGCCGCATATTTAATTGAATTTGTCGATTCAAAAACAGATAAAGTTCTTCATTCTCAAACTATAACTAATAATATGTGGTGTTCTTGTTCAAAGAAGTATTACATTGATTGGATTATAAAAGTTAACGGGAAAGTTATTGACACGTTCACCCTTAAAAACAAAAGGGTTTTGATCTCTTTTGAGTCTAAATCGATTGGGGACACCTTAGCATGGGCACCTTATGTTGTTGATTTCTCGAAGAAGAATGGATGTAAGGTAATCTTATCGACATTTCATAACAACTGGTTTGAAGGAGTCAAAGATTACTCGGATATTGAATTTATCAGCCCAGGACAAAAGACTCATTGTGATTCAATTTACAGGGTTGGATGGTTTCGTTCGGATAAAAATAGATGGGATAAGTTTGATTCTTACCCCTATCCTTTGAACTCTCAACCATTACAAAAAACAGCAAGTGATATTTTAGGATTGGATTTTGTAGAAAGAAATTACGGAATTAAATTCAATCCAAAGGATAAACCATATCAAAACAAATACATTGTGATTGCCCCCGAATCAACGGCAGGATGTAAAGAGTGGACTTACGAAGGATGGCAAATATTAACAAACATGTTGGTGGAAGAGGGATATGAAGTAGTATGTCTAACCCATAAACCATATACCCTTAAAAATGCAAAATGTGTCCATGGTAAATCCCTGGAAGACTCTTTCAATATTCTATTCCATGCAGAATATCTCATAGGATTAAGTTCCGGTTTAGCTTGGATCAATTGGTCCCTAGGAAAGCATACGGTTATGATCAGTGGATTCACCGCAAAAGATCATGAGTTTGGAACAAACATCACAAGAATTCAAAATGAACACGCATGCAATTCTTGCTGGGCAAACATTAACTTTATATTTGATGCAGGAGATTGGGACTGGTGTCCAATTTGGAAAGGAACAGATAAACAACACATCTGTTCAAAATCTATATCCCCACTAACAGTATTTAATGCTTTACCAAAATGATAGACTTAACAAATTTCAATTGGGGTTGGATGGACGAGCCCTCTGACACCTACCATATAATGTCCGATGGTTCACATAAAGGGATGGGACAATATCATAAAGACTCGATCATACAGGAAATATTTGTAGATAAGTGCTACGAAAAATTCTTCGAAGTAGAGGAAGGAGATGTTGTTCTCGATATAGGAGCAAGCGTAGGACCTTTTGCATATTCAGTATTGCATAAAAACCCTAAACAGATATTTTGTTTCGAACCAAGCGAACGGGAGTTTAAAACTCTGGTTAATAACACCAAAGGTTACCCGGTAGTACCAATCCCAAAGGGAATTTCTAGTGTAAATTCTATAGTTGGGAATGACCACTTATTTGGGGGTGAAGCCCAAATGGAGTCAATTACTTTTCAAAAGTTTATCAATCTATACGGGATTGAAAAAATTGATTTTCTAAAAACGGATTGTGAAGGGGGAGAATTTGATATATTTACTTTAGAAAATCTAGATTGGATTAAATCAAATGTTAAAAAAATTACAGGGGAGTGGCATCTACAACTACAGGGACACAACTACATTGAAAAATTTAGACAGTTCAGGGACGGTTTTTTATCCAAATTTCAGAATTACGAAATTTATTCAGTAGATAATATTGACATAAAGTGGGATTTGTGGAATGATCATTTTTTGGAGTATTACCGACAGGTTATAATCCACATAGATAATAGAAATTAATATTAAAGATATATGGCTAACGGAGTTTATCAGATAACAGACGATTTTGAAAAAGAACTTGGAAGATACACAGGAGCACCTTATGTTGTCACCCTTGATAACATGAGTAACGCTTTATTCTTGGCGTTGTACTATGAAAAAAATATAGTTAAGTCAATCAAGGGAGATAAAATTTCAATCCCGAATAGAACATATCCATCTGTTCCGTGTGAAATTATACATGCTGGTTTAAAAGTAAATTTCATACCCGTTGAAGGTAGAACAATAAAAGGAGCGTACCAGCTAATCGGTTCAAATGTTTGGGATTCTGCTTTGTCGTTTACTGCGGACATGTATAGACCAGGTAGTCACATGTGTGTTTCTTTTACCGGTCCATATAAACATTTTAAATTAAGTAAAGGCGGGGCGATTTTGACTGATAGTTTAGATGCTTACCATTGGTTTAAAAGAGCAAGATATAGTGGAAGACGTGAATGTTCATATCATGATGATAACCTTGATATGTTAGGTTGGAATTTTTATATGATGCCAGAACTTGCAACAAGAGGATTATTACTAATGAATCAATTCTATAATCTTGATGGGACTAAGAAACACAACCAAGATTTAGAATTACCATACCCGGATCTATCTCAATTTGATGTATACAAAAAATGAAAAAAGCTTTAGTTGGCTATGGAGGTCACGCCCGTGAGGTTATGGCTCAGATGGGGGTAAAACTTACTTGTTTTGTGGACGATGAGTATGTAGTTGAAGGAACACAACCATTATCAAAATTCAATCCGAAAAAATATGTTTTAATGGTTGCAGTTGCTGATTCAAAGGATAGGTTTGATATAATACAAAGATTACCAAAAGAAACAAAGTATTTTACTTGGATCCATCCAACGGCTTTAATTATGAGTAACGATATTGAAATCGGAGAAGGTAGTTTTATCGGTGCATACTCGATACTAACTTCAAATATTAAATTGGGTAAACACGCACTATTGAACAGAGGTAATCACATAGGGCACGATTGCCAGATTGGTGATTTTTTTAGTGCTATGCCGGGTTCTGTTGTTGGTGGGAATGTATCAATTGGAGATGTTGTTTATATGGGAAGTTGTTCAAATATTAGGGAAAAAATTAAAATTGTGTCCCTTGTTAAGATAGGGATGAATTCAGCAGTTGTAAAGGACATAACTAGGCCTGGTATCTATGTGGGGGTACCGAGTAAAAAAATTAAGAAATGAAGGACTTAATTTTAATTACTACATACTGTCCCGATGAACATCGAGAAATTATTTTAAGAAATTTAGTAAATTCTCTAACAAGGTTTAAAGATACTTTCGATACTTTAATTGTTAGCCATACCCCCGTTCCTCTGGACATCCAGAAAAAAGTTAATTATTGCTTTTATGACAGCAAAAACGAAATCTTAACCGACTGGGATCTATTAAATCAGCCCTGGTTTAATCCCAACGACGAGAGAAGAATTCAGTCTTCGTTTTTAAGCAGAAAGAACACACACCTGGCCATCTGGAGAATGATGATTATGGGATTTTCGATGGCTAAAAATATGGGCTATAGCAAAGTTCATCACATCGAGTATGATTGCGAAATCTCTAGTGTTGATGAATTTGTACATAACTCTCAGCTACTTGGTGAGCATAACTCTGTGATTTATATAGACAGTCAAGATACAGTTGACGACATCTTATTTGGCAGTTTTCAGTCTTATTTTGTCCCTAATATTAATCCTTTTTTGATTATACTAGATGAGGAAAAAATAAAGGATATGATTCGTAATTCAGAATCGAAATCTCCGGAATTGATGCTACAGAGACTCATAGAACAAATGGGAAAGGTGTACAAAAAATCCAGGATTAGTTTAAACACAGATTGTAACAAATTTGGAATTGTAGATGGTCAGGTTGGAGTTAAATTCATTCCCTGGGGGGTTCCTTTTTATGATCAATTGGAGGACACTGTTGGTTTCATAATTTGGAATACCAAAAAAGAAAAAGGGGTTAAGTACAATATCATCATCAATGACGAGAAGGTAGTTAATGTTCCCTTAACTATGCTCGATCACTGGAGGATAGTAGACTTAGGTGATATTAAAGATATCAAACGTATATTAGTTATTGAAGACGAAGAAGTTAAAGATAAATTTAGCTTGGATACAGAAGAAGAAATAGAAATTTTTAAAAAAATCAGTTTTAGACACAAAGAATCTTTTTAGTCATGAGTATAGAAAACATACATTTGTGGCACTCCGATAGAGGAACATATTTCGATAGAAACGTTAATATAATATCATGGAGCGACCAATATCACGTCAGAATAGGTAAGTACAACTCAATAGGTAGAGATTGTAATTTCTTTTTGCATGCAAACCATAGACCCGATTGGATCACAACTTCATCCCAGCTTTGGGGACCAGTAAATCATGAGATTGCTCAGATGCACATGGATATGGGACACCCATCTTGTAAAGGTGATATAATTATCGAAAACGACGTTTGGATTGGGGCGACCGCCACAATAATGTCGGGGGTTAAAATTTCAAATGGTGCAGTTGTTGCTGCGGGCTCTGTTGTTACCAAAGACGTTCCCCCTTATGCAATTGTTGCAGGTAATCCTGCTAAAATTGTTAAGTATAGATTCACTGAAGAACAAATTGAAAAACTTTTATCAATTGCTTGGTGGAACTGGGAGGAACAAAAAATTAGAGATAATGCGATGAATATGTGGTCCGACAATATCGACAATTTTATAGAAAAATTCTTATGAAAGATTTAATTCTAATATCTAATTATTCCGATACTTTAGATAAACAAGAAACTTTAAGAAATCTTGTCATTCAAATTAATTTACAAAAAGAATATTTTGATATACTAATTGTATCACATACTACTATCCCCCAAGATATTCAGGAAAAATGTCATTATAGTATATACGATTATAAAAATGAACTTATTTATGACTGGGAATTTAGAGACTTTCAATATTTTTATCCTGGCAATAGTGGCACTATACAATCCATATTTACTGGTGAGTATAACAAACAGTTGGCTATTTGGAGGATGATTATATTAGGTAATTCTTTTGCCAAAGGATTGGGGTATAATAAAATCCATCATATTGAATTTGATTCATCTATTAATAATTTTTCGGAACTAATTGAAAATTCTAAATTGTTGGACACATACGATAGTATTTTTTATGTTAACGATAAAGATGTGTTAAATGATGTTTTATTTGGAAGTTATCAAGCATATAAATTGGATAGTCTCCCAAAAGATTTATTAACATTAAATGAGTCTTATTTAAAGAGTCAAATACTCTATTCTACTAATAAAACTCCCGAGGTCATGCTTCAACAACTTTTAAAACTTTCTGAAAATTATTATGTAAAATCTAAGTCCGATTTATTACAAGATAATGATTTTGGTTTAACTCATGGCAAATTGGCCTCTACCAACACAGCTTGGTGTTTACCTTTTTACAACAGAGATTTAGATAAATTAGAATTTGTTGTGTGGAATATGGAACACACAAATGATGTCATTAATGTTAGATTAATTTATAATGATAACCAATTAATCAATATTGGAGACATCCCAAAAAATAATTGGAAAATAATTACAATCGATGATTACAAAAATGCTGAGTCTTTAACTGTTATTTTAAATAATAAAATAAAAAGTGAATTCTCCTTTAAAGAGGATAAAGAAAAATTCAAAAAATTTAGTTTCAAATGAAGATAAAAAAAATAATATTCGCAAGTGATAACTCCTACTTTTTAGAGTTTTGGCCAATTCAAGCTAAATTGTGTCGAGAATTATTTGGTTGGGAACCGGTTCTTTTTAAAATTTCTGATGAAGATAGTGAGTTCTATAACGATGGAAACGGATTAGTAAAAAATATCAAATCTGTCCAAGGAATTCATACTGCAATTCAAGCTTGCACAGTCAGAATGTTCGGTACCAAATATTTTCCTGAGGATGTTTGTGTATGTGGGGATTTAGATATGTTGATGATAAATAAAAACTATTTTATTGAGCAATTAAAACACTACCCGGACGACTCTTTCGTTATAATGTCGAGTGACGCTTATGATTTTAGCAGGCCCGAATCAAACGAATTATTCGTAAAAGAACCACTACCTTTTAAACAAGAGATGTACGGGTATGTGTATAATGTGGCCAAAGGTAAAACTTTCACAAAAATATTAAATTCTGATTGTTCTTTTGATGAATTTATGAATAGACACTCAAATCATAAAGACGGCTATAAAATTATGTGGTTGATTGACGAGTTTTATTTTTCGGATTGTGTAAATAATAATCAACACGATGTAGAGATTATTAAATTAAAACGAGGTCATTATACAGAATTTTTAACGCCAAGAAGAATAGAAAGGCATAACTTTCCTGTGGAATTAAAATGGGATGGTGAAATAGAGAACCAAAAAAAATATGGAGTATATGATATAGAAAAATTAAAACAAGGGTTTTATATTGATGTTAACTGTGTTAGACCATATAGTGATTATAAAGAAGCTATTGATGAGGTTGTAAATATTATTCTTGGAAATCAAGACAATAGTGATATGTATGGCCTTGGCTTAAAATACAATACAGATAAAGTGTTGGAACATAGATATGATAGAATTTATGAAAAGTTTTTAGAACCACTAAGGAATAAAAAAATAAAATTATTTGAGATTGGTTCTGGTAGTGAAGCGGCCTCTTTTAGAATGTGGATTGAATATTTTAAAAATGGTATGATTTACGCTATGGATATCTCCGAAGAAAGAAATCAAGAAAGAGGTATTATGTATAAAGGTGACCAAAGTAAGATTGAAGATTTGGAAAGAATGATTAATTTGATAGGTCAGTGCGATGTTATTATTGATGATGGAAGTCACCAGCCACAACACCAAATAGAATCATTCAATTATCTATTTGAAAATATGCTAAAAGAAGGCGGGGTTTATATTATTGAAGACATTGAATGTAACTACTGGAATCCCAAAGAAACAATATATGGATATGAGATTGGTAATTACAATATTATTGATTATTTTTCTTCGGTTCCACACAAAATAAACTCCGATTTTAGTAGTGTTAAAAATCGCCAAAATATTGAATCGATCACACATTACAAGAATTGTATTATTGTAACTAAAAAAAGTGTTGAAGAAATCTTAGGAGTTAAAAAAGATTATAGATTTAAATTTATGTTATGAAAAAATTAGCCCTAATTAGCACTTTTTGTAACACAGCAGAAAAACAAAAAATTTTAAGGGAAAACATTATTCGGTTAAAACAATTAGGACTTGATGTTATGTGCCTCGGCCCTAATTTTATAGAAATCCCTCAGGAAGTTATCAGATTGTGTGACTATTTTTATTTCACTAAAGAAAATCCTCTACTAATTTGGCCAGAGAGAGCTTTCACTTTTTGGAAGACAATTTCTTACGAGGAAGGATTTATAAAAATGCATAGAAACATTGCAGATTACGGATGGGCAGCCTTAAACCAAGTTAAGAGATTAAGTCAAATAGCTTTAAACTATGACTATGATTTATTTTATCACGTAATTTATGATTTAGAAATTGACTCTGAGATTGAAAGAGAAATTCTTTCTAATGAATGTAATTTGATACACCCAAGAATTAATCCTAACGACCCTAATGAATTATGGGAAGCCACTTTACATCTTATGATTTTTGATAGAAAAAGGATGGAGGATATTTTACCTATGATCGACAGAAAAACATACTTGGATAGTAATGGGGTTGCTGAAGGACAAGCCTTAAAATGGGCCAAAGAAATACCTCTCAAAATATCTCCTCACCCCATTAAAGACAAAATATATTATTGGGAAGATTTCGATTTTTTCGATTATTCTAAGTGCCCCGATTATAAATTGTTTATCAATAAAAATGAACCCTGTGAAACTTGGAAGGGTAGTCCTCCAGTAATGGAAATCTTAGACTCTAAGTTACGGTTATTTTTCTATGACATAAAAGTATCTAAAGGGGTTGATGTTTTTTGTGACGGGTTAAGCTATAATTTTTTATTGAACTCTAATAAATTTATAGAGATAGAAAAAGACTCTCTAAGTGTTCAACGATTAATAATAGACGGTATTGATTATTCTAGTGAACACGAAGAAATTATTAGAAATATAAGTTACTTTGAAAATGTTTAAGATAAATTATAGTACGGACAGCATCAGAATAGAAACCCATAATCTAAATGGGATTTTTAGCAGTGAACAACTACCCCTACACTTTGATTTTGTGAGGCAAGTTAATGGAAAGAAAATATGGGATACGAGATTAAATTCCAATAGCTGGGCAACATTTCCCGATACTGAGATGATTGATGTGATTGTTAAAGACAATTGTGGGATCCACCTTTTTACCCACCGATGGAATGTTGTTACTAACGGAACCTTTCCGTATCAAAAACTGTGGAATTATTGTAAGATAAACCCAAATTCAAAGGGTGTTGTTGTAGGAACACATAGCGGTGAATTTGGTGAATGGGTTCCTGTAGCTCTAGATAAATTAGCCCATATTACTCTAGTAGAAGCTAGCGAAAAACAATTTACTGAGCTTTCCCAAAACTATGCCAGTTATGATAATTTAACTTTTGTTAATGAATTGGTAACGGATAATGGAGAAGACACTATTTTCTATGAAGGAGGAAAGGGTTATACCAATTCCGTAGAAAAAACAGTAATTGAGTCGTGGGAAACTGAAGAGATAACCTCCACACTAAGAAGCTCTATTAAATTCTCTGATCTAATCACGCAGGATACAAAGTGGGTCCATCTAGACGTTGAAGGTATAGACGATAAACTTCTGTATAGTCTCTCTGATGATCAATATTCTCATTTGGATTTAATTGTCTTTGAATATAATAATTTGTCAACGGAGAAAAGAGAAGAAATAAATAATTTTGTAATCTCTAAAGGGTTTATTAGTTTTAGAGAAAATGGAATCTGTATTGCACATAAATAAAATGAAATGAAATGAAAAAAATAATAATAACCGGAACTAAAGGATTCATTGGGTCTAATCTTAAAAGAGAGCTAGATTCCAAGTATGATATCATAGAAATTAACGAGGATATTTTCCAAACTGTTAATTGGAGGGACGAAGTCTCTAAGCACTTTTGGCTAGATATTTCCGCAGTCTTCCACGTCGGTGCGTGTTCCAATACTCTAGAAACCGACGTTAACTACATGATGTTGGTCAACTACGAGTTCACCAAGCACCTCTCAAATCTCTGTTCTTCTGAGAAAGTCCCCCTGGTATACTCTTCGTCAGCTGCTAATTACGGAATAAATGATGAATATCCCTCTAATTTATATGGATGGAGTAAATATGCAGCAGAAGACTATGTGATCTCCAATGGAGGAATTGCACTTAGATATTTTAATGTTTATGGCCCGGGTGAAGAAAATAAAGGCAAGATGGCATCGGTTGCTTATCAGATGTCCGTATTACACTCTGAAGGAAAGAATATAAATTTATTTCCGAAGAACCCTAGAAGAGACTTCGTTTATGTGAAAGATATAGTCTCTTCCAATATTCATGCCATGGAGAACTATAGTCTTCTAGAGGGAAGATATTATGAAGTTGGGTCTGGGGTGGCAAGACCCTTTGAAGACGTAATGGAGATTATGGGGATTCCGTATGGATATCTAGACCAGTCCGTAATCCCTCAGGGATACCAATTTTATACCTGTAGCAATCCAAAGAAATGGATGTCCGGTTGGACTTCCCGATGGTCTTTGGAAGAAGGACTAAAAGACTATTTTAATCTATGATCCACAACTTTAAAATATTTATTGATAGAAGTCCAATCCATGGCTGGGGGGTTTTTGCTAAAGAGAACATAAAAGAAGGGGAAGTCTTTGAGGAGTGTCCTGTGCTTCCCCTCCCGATTCAGAAGGGTGAATCTTCCTCTCTTTTAATCGACTATAGATTTAATTGGCCACAGGGAACAGAGTGGGAGGAGCAGGTTATTTCTTGGGGATATGGTTCTTTATATAATCATTCAGACCCTGCAAATGCATATTGGGTTTCTGATCTTGACAGAAGAACTTTCAAATTTATCGCAAATAGAGACATTATTGCCGGGGAGGAAATCTTCATTTGGTACGGAGATGAGAGTTACTGGAACGATGGAAGGAACCACACCTCTGTGGTGTAGTCTTTTTTGACTGGATATATAGAAGGAATATATTCAGTAAAATGACATTCTATCCTGATAACAGATTTCCTAAAGAAGGACAGCCGGTCTATAACGGCAATGGGGAGCAGTACGACATCTCCGACCCTAGATACGCTTATCAGGATGGGAGGGATAATACCAATAAACCTCCTGGAACTAGCACAGACAATCTTTATTCTACCCCAGAAGCAGCTCTGGCAAGAGCAGTTCAGATCGGATGCAATGGATATCATATTCAGGGGGTTCCTTATCCAGCAGGTGGAACTGCATACTTCTATGCACCTTGCGGAGATGGATTTATCGATCTAACTGGCGAAGAATGGCTTGCAAGAAGAAAGGAGCAAATTGATTCTGCCCTCAATTTTACTTACATCGGAAGCTATAGAGTTCTTAGCTGGGATAAGCCATATAAAAATGTCTCCAGTCTGAATGGATGGATTATAGATTCTATTAACACTTCTACTGATCAGGTAGATTTGGACTCACAAGACATTTCTATCGATTTTAGATATAGTGTTGATGGGGAAAGTTGGTCTCTGTGGACTAATGTTGGAACAGCTCTTACCGGAATCTCTGCAAGTTATACATCCAACGAAAAATCCGAAATTTTTATTATAGAGCTAGATCCTTCTCTTCCATTTTACCCGGAGTTTAGATTTACCTCGACCTACGTTAACAATGATGGGACACTAGGGTATAGCGGAGATTCCCCAATTTCTCCCTCGATTATCATTATTGACTTTGACCTTGACGTTACCTATTCTGGAACAGAAGGTCCGAGCAATCCCACTGTAGATCCGACCAATTCAATCATTAAACCTCCGGTACCAACTTGCTCTGAGGAGAGAAGTAATAGACCAGTGGTGTTTAATAACGATTGCACACAGATAACTTTTAATCCATATGCAGTAAATTCTGCCCTGAATTTATATCAAGATCTAAGTCTTTCTGTTAACAAGTTGTTCGGTTGGGAAGTAAATTACTATTCGGTTCAGGCACAGTCCAGATCCAAAGATGTTATACTAAAAGAATTTACCCTCTACGATGTTGTCGATGAGAAGTGTATAAAGGTGATGGTTCCACAGAACCAGTTTCCAGATAATAAGATAAACTTCGATCCTTTTGGTCTTCAATTTGAAGAGCCATTCGAGATCCACATCGATAAGATTTACTTTGAGTCTTTCTTTGGAAGAGGATCCCAGCCTAGAAAGAGAGACATTATTTATTTTCCTCTGACCAACAGAATATACGAGATTAACTCGATGTATTTGTTCAGAGACTTCATGTATTCCCCAGTCTACTTCAAAATCGAATTAAAGAAATACCAGCCAAAGTCGAACACTTACTATGCAGATCCTGCTTACAAAGAAGAGTTAGATGGGATATCTCTGAATACCCAGAAGCTCTTTGGGGAAGAAACCAATGCCGAAGAGGAAAAATTAACCAAACCTCAACAGTATGTAACTAGCACTCAAGATAGATCTCCGGATCCAGTTAGATCTTATTTGTATAAGGATCTTCCAATAGTTAGTTACGACCTGAATAACAACTGGACAATAGTATCTAATCAATATTATGATATGTCAGACTCTTTTAGATATGATGCAGAATTCATTTACGATCCTTCGGAATATAGACAAGCAGTAAGATATAAGACACTTCCAATCTTAACCTCGGTCGGAGAACTTTCATACACGGCTTGGTTTAATATTAGAAACTACTATGACCAATCAAAGTTATCCAAAAAGGCTTATCCTTCTTTACCAATAACTGTTGTTTCTTATGATGAACAAAGAATAGTCTACACTACACATCCATATAGACACGGTCTTCAAGTTTGGAGATCTTATTCCGAAAATCCTGAAGGCTATGTTGCTATTCTAGCAGATGCTAATCACACCGGAGGATTTAGAGTTAAGTCTGTTATTAATGAATATCAGTTCTCGGTAGAAAATCCAAATCTTCCAATACAAGAGAATAGATCTGCATGGAGGATGCAGAAGGCCCAGGCTAGAAACTTATTAAATGGGCTTTATTTAGATTCCAATGGTGTAACGAAAGGACTGAGAATTGATATGATCCATTCCGGTCTAAATGAACCTGCAAACACAAGCTATCTTCAGGTTGGATCTGTTGAAGTTGTCTTGAATGATCTAGTTCTAAATTCCCCATTCCAGTTTACCCCGGTCTTTGGTGACTGGTATGCAATTACTGTTAACATCTCAAACAAGTATAAACAGGTTGCTATTAATATGTGGGAGATGTCCTATGATCCAACAAATCCTCAGGAACAATCTAGTGATCTTAGAAATGTCCACGAGTATGTTAGATCCCTTTCTACAACCTATGAATTTGCAGCCGAGCCCGATCTAAACACGGACTTAAACAGTCCTTATTATGGAACAGACAATAACTCATATAAGGTTATAACATCCCCTCTATACATCACTAATATTAGATTATTCAAGAAGATGATAGATATAGATAAGCAGTCTATCATTCTAAATCAGAATATTGTTAGAGATGCTCAGCTTGCTCACATCATCGACAACGCTCAGCCTCTTCTTAAACTGCCTAAATTTGCTAACAGAAAGTAACTTCTAAACAACAATTATATGCCAAGAAGAAAACCAAAACCAGAGAAGATTGTCCAGGAGAACATCAAGTCCACCTTGGATCAAATTCTGATGGACGAAGGTTTAGATTCGGATACCCTTCAGCCTTCCGATCTTCCCAGATTAAAAACCACTGACATGATGGACTTTGCAACTGCAAAATCCGATGTCGGAAACGATGCTAGAAAACTGATGGAGTCTATCGTGGACTTCTATTTGAAAGAAAACTACATTGAGAAGTCCGATTACATCGCGTATAAGCAGAAAATAGATGCGATGAATGTCTCTTCTATGATGCTCCAGCTAAAGACGGCCCAGCACGCTATTACAAAGCTTCTCGAAGAGATAGATCTCGGGAATGCAAACCCAAGAATGTTCGAGGTTCTTGCTCAGCTCCAATCTCAAATTATGCAGATGCCTAAAGACTATCAGAACTATCTCACCAAGATGGAAGAAAGTTATGTTAGACTAAGAGGAGAGGGGGAAAGAAAAGCATATGCAGGAGGGGTTCAAATGGAATATGATCCTGCAAATAAAACATCAACATTAGGGTCCACCCCTAGTCTAGGACAGAGCGAAGGACTAAAGGTTAGAGGAACAAAGGGACTGATGGAAGGACTTAGGGATATTCTTGGAACTGAGATAGAAGACATTCAGATAGACGAGAGCAACGAGAACTCTATAGTAAATGCTAGGAGGAAAGAGGAGCTAGCAATCACCAGAAATGACATCGAGATCAACGACGAGAACACTCTCGAGGTTGATGATGATCTTTTTAATTAATCCCATTTCTTATGGCAGCAGAAGAGTTAGAGTCCGAAAGTAATTATTGGTCGACGAAGCGAGTCGAAGAACTTCTTTGGAAGGTCGAAGAAGAAGGTCTGGATTATAAACAAGTCGACAACCCTTTCCACGATGGGGATCCTGAGTTAAAGAGAGCCAATATTCTCTGGGAATACACCACGGATGAAATTTTAGAAATTCAAAAGTGTGCTAGAGATGTAACTTACTTTGCTAAGTACTGTCAGGTAATGATGGATCATGGTCTGGACTATATTAGACTTAGAGATTATCAAACCTCGGTCCTAAAAGAATATCAGGCAAATAGATTCAATGTGTTTTTAGCCCCTAGACAGGTTGGTAAATCCATCATGTCTGGAGTTATGCTAGTTTGGTACCTCCTTTTCAATCACGATAAAAATGCAATGATCCTGGCAAACGTCGGGGCAACTGCAGAAGAATTAATGGGTAAGATCAAGGAGATCATTAGGGGTCTTCCTTGGTTTTTGAAACCCGGTATTGTAGTAAACAACGTCATGTCTCTTAAATTTGACAATGGATGTAGAGCAATTGCTAAAACCACGACTAAGACATCTGCGATTGGTTTTACTATCCACTTTCTATACATGGACGAGTTTGCACATATTCATCCAAACTTCATCGAATCATTCTTTAGATCAACATACCCAACGGTTTCTTCTTCTAAGGTATCAAGAATTATCATTACTTCAACACCAAATGGACAGAATAAATTCTGGGAGATCTATCAAGGAGCAATGACTGGAGAAAACACTTTCAACCCAATTAGAGTTGACTGGTGGCAGGTTCCGGGAAGGGATGAAAATTGGAAAAAAGACGAGATTGCTAACTTGGGTAGTGAGGAACTGTTCAATCAGGAATATGGAAATCAGTTCTTGAGTTCTTCCACACTTCTTCTAGGATCGAAAGAACTTCAGAAGCTAAAAAGCAACGAAACCGAGTATGTTTGGAAGGATGTTGATGCTTTCGACGATCTTGGTCTTAACTATAGAAATTTTATTTGGCATCCTAAATTTGATCCAAATCTAACAGATCAAACCGGAAAGAAATATGTCCTATCGATAGACTTAGCCGGTGGGGGAGGAGGGGACTTTACAGTTCTAAATGTTTTCAAAGTTGTTCCCTTACCTAAAAAAGCAATCGAAGAACTAGATGACTTTGAAGATGAGTCAGATTTCTTTGGACTTCTCCAGGTGGGTGTTTTTAGAGACAATTCCATTGAGGTTGAAGACTTTAAAAAAGTTGTAGAATCTTTAATCGTGGATATTTTCGGATCTGAAAGAGTTAAAGTTCTTTTAGAATTAAATTATAAAGGGGAACTCCTGATGGACAAGCTTCTGAACAATGAGTCTATTAGTGAAGAAGTCTTTGTCTACACTAAACACAGCGAAACTGCAAGGATTAAAAAGCCCGGAATCAAATATAGCGGAAACAATAAACTAAAGTATTGTGAGAACCTAAGGCAGATCATCAGAAAGAATAGAGCTCTGGTAAACGAGAAAAAATGGACAATTTCCGAATTATTCTCTTTTGGTATGAATGGAAGGGGAACATATTCTTCTCAGTCTGGCCATGACGATGTTGCTATGACCCTAGTGAACTTAGCTGCCCTATTTGATTCGACCGATTTTAACGATCTAATAGAGGATCTCTATGATGAAATTGACCCAACTTACAGAAGAATGATCGAGAAAAAGGTAGAAGGAGAAAATACTGGCCAGGATAACGGCAAAATGAAAACGAAGGATGGAGGATTCTACAATTCTTTTAATTCCCTCCTCTAAAAATCATTTCTAGCTTAGATATATAAATCAAATCTGTAAGCCCACATTTACGGGAAGTCGGATGGATATATACAAAGCAAAAAATATCATTATAAATAATGGCACAAAAAGTCAAACTTGATTTATCCCAATTTAAAGCTTCTGGAGTTTACACCTTGGAGTTTGATGCGTCGGCAAATGTAATTCTAACTACTCAGACTATCCGTTTAGTAGTTGGATTTTCCAACAAAGGCCCGTTCAACGCTCCCGTCTATATTCCAGACGTTACAACAGCTTTAGCCATCTTCGGGGATATAGATAAAAATCTAGAAGCAAAAGGATCTTTCTTTCAAAGATCTATCTTCACCTGTTTGAATGCAGGTCCGGTATTTGCTCTAAATCTGCTAAGATTAAATAACGATGTAGATAGTCCAACTGCAGACGTCGTTCCTTACTTTGGTTATTCTGTAGATACCGAGCAAAAGAATGGTATTTTAACAGATAAACTTCTAGCTTCTTACTATAACAAGGAGAGATTCTGGTATGCAGACACTAAATACTTCTTAGCAACTAGATCTATAGTAGATCAAGGAAGAATCTTTAACCTGGTAAACCTTGGAAACACTCCAATGTCTATCATTGTTAGAAAATCTACAGATGCTAATCCTCCTCTACAGGGATATGATATTTTTGCAATTGACTGGTACGGACCAGGAAATGTTCCGTCTTATGTTAACCCATACGACTATATTTCTGACTGGTTTATTGATGTTATTGCAGTAGCAGGGGATTGGACAAACTATACAGCTCTTTCTCAAGATCCTCAATGGAGTTCATATTTCACTCCAAATGGATTTATTAAGAGCCAAATTACTAACTTCCTGAACAATGCAGATGTTAATCTCGTTACTATTCAAACTGGATGTTTAATTATCGACTTTGTTAATCTAAACGGAAACAACGAGTACATCCAAACACTAATCAATAATAATACCCCTTCAACGGGTCTATTCTGTGCGGTTGACGAGGATGCTTTAGAAAATCTTTGCACAAACCCATATAAAGTTGATTTGGTTGGTAACCACTTGATCGATGAACTTTCTGGAGACCGAGACATTCAAGATGCTAAGCTTAATTTCTTAAGCTATGATCAGAATCTTCTACAAGATTATCTTTACTCTAAGAATTATTCAATTCTAACTGCAAACAGTGGAGAAACTGGACCGGTTGGTACCCTATACTGTTTACCTGGATATAAGCCAGGTGTAGATTCTACCAATTTAGGTGGAACAGCAGGGGTTCCTTATGAGGGATTTCTAGCTTATGATCCAACTCAATATGTTGCAGGACTTCACTTTTTAACTGCTGCCACTGGTGCTTCTGGATCTTTTGCGGGACTCACATCTGCAGATCTTCTGAATATGAAGGACTTTTTAACCCCAAGTTCAACTTCAGCTCCTTATATTGTAGGTACTGTAAATGGTATTACTGCAGGATACACCGACAACGTGATCAGCCAGTTCAGCAACGGGGATCTAATTAAGCTTCAGGTTGCTAATGTTAATGAGGTTAGTGGAAGACTTCAAATTGCTTTCAGTCACCCTCTAGATATTACGAAATATAGAGATCTAGGTATTGTAGTTACACCTTATGCAACAGATTATTCAACTACAGATTATAAGCCTAGTGGAGCTACTGGAGATGTAATCGGAGGAACTGCATATATCTTTGCAGCTTCAGATGCTCTCGGAATATCATATTCTTTAAATCCCGGAGGAACCGGAGCAACCTCATCTGCTGCAACCGGAGGATATGTAAATGCTCTAACCGGGCAACTTACTACTTCTTTCTATCAGAATGTCTTGTATGAAGAACTTCAAAATGGAGATTTGATTTACACAAATGCTTCCCAAACCCAGGAGCAGTATTTAACTTATGCACTTGGAGTTGATAGAGATCAATATTCGATCTATTATGCTTTTGCTTACACTAATGTTTCTAGAACAGCAACAACCTTAACCCCGATTGCTAATTTTGGTGCAACATATGCTTCTAATACGACCGGACAAATAGCAGGATACCCAGCTACTTATAAGCTTGACATAGTTTCTTCCACTGGAAGCATTAACGAATTCATCGAAGTTGCGGGAGGAATTGGAGGGAAAATTAGTGTTACATCCTTTAAGATGAACAGCGATCTATATACAATCTCTGTAGGGGATCTTCTAGTTTCAACGGATCAGGATCTATGCCAAATCGAGAATACAAATAGACAACAGAGACTAACTAAGGTTACCTCTGTAGCTACAACTTCAATTTCTGGGATCGTGACAGTTACGACTGCAAGACCAATTTACTTCTATTCAGGAGGAAGCAGCGGACTTCAAGTTCAAAAATTCCAGTCTATTCCTCAGTTTACAACATCTTTTGACTTCACTTATCTAGAAGGATTCCAGCTTAGCGATTATCACAGACCAGACGGAACAGATGCTAGAGTAAATGCAATTCTAGATGTTATGTACAACACAAACATCGCAGCAACTCTCGCAACTAAAGACGTTATTTCGTTCAGATACATCGTTGATACATTCAGTGGGGTAATTCTTCCTAACTCTAAATATCAATTGAGTAAGTTGGCAATGATGAGAGGACAAGCTCTTGCACTGATCAACGCTCCTTCGATGGCTCAGTTCCAAGCTTCTGTAGATCCTAGATTTACTGCAGCACCGACCGCAGCTGATCCATATCCGGCACTACAAACTCAATACATTGCAGACGGAGGTAACTTATCTCTGAACCCAACTTATACTTTCTCTCTACCTTCTCAACCTCTTGGAGCATCATTCGCAGCATTCTATGCTCCTTATATCACTCTAAGAGAAAACAACAGAAACGTAAACGTCCCACCAGCAGCATTTGTTTCTAACAACTTCGTTGCTAAATTTGCAAACGGTGAACCATACGCTATCGTAGCAGGTCAGAAGAGAGGAACAATCGCAGGAACAAACCTAGTTGGAGTTGAGTATGACTTCACTCAAGAAGATAGAGGATGGTTAGAACCTTTCGGTATCAACCCAATCATCAAAAAGAGAGGACTAGGAGTTGTTATCTTCGGTAACCAAACTGCTTATCAAACGGTTAATTCCGCATTCAGCTTGGTTCACGTAAGAGATCTACTGATCAGCGTAGAGAACGACGTAGAACAAATTCTTTCTAACTACTTGTTCGACTTTAACGAGGATTCTATCAGACTTGAAATCAAGACTCTGGTGGACAACTACCTTGACGGTGTTAGATCTGGTGGAGGAATCTATGCTTACCAAGTAATCATGGATGCTTCAAACAACCCTCCTTCAGTAATCGACCAAAACATAGGTATCATCGACGTTATTCTTGAACCTGCTAGAGGTATTCAGAAGTTCATCAACAGAATTACTGTTACTAGAACCGGAGGAATTGCAGCTGGAGGATTCATTCAGTTCGTCTAATTAATTTTTGACGGAAAGAAGGAAAAGGATAAATAGAAGAAAAAAGAAAAAGAACTAAATGGCTGGATTACCACACTATCAGAATTCACTGTTTGGGATAAACAAATACGAACCCGTTTATCTCAACCAGTTTGAAGTTCTTATTACGCCCCCGGCAGCAGTCCTGGGAGGACCAATTCTGGTTGAACAGGTGACAAGCATTTCAGGTTTGGGCGTGGATAAAACTCCTGCTGCAACACAGCAGAAATATAAGTTTGCGGTTAGAAACTATGCAGGTGCAAAACCCGATAGCACAGTTTTTGATCTAACGGTTAACTTTACCGTCAACTTGAACGATGCAAACTCCATGTACGTGTTCAAGACTTTGAGACAATGGACAGACCTTATTTACAACCCTCTCACAGGTGCGATGGGTCTAAAGAGAGATTATACCGGAACTATTGTTATTTCTGTCTTTAACAAACAAGGAGATGTATTTAGAAGAATTACCTGCAGAGACTGCTTCCCTATCGCCCCTATCGGTGCGATGGAACTAGACTATGGAGGAACTGAACTATATGACATTAGCTTACAGTGGGCAGTAGATTACTGGGACGACCAATTCTCATAAAAAAATTAAAATAAATGGCAGGATTACCACATTTTACCAACTCGGCAGCCGGAGTAAAACTGTACGAACCAGTTTATCTCAACCAGTTTGAGGTTTTGATTACCCCTCCCGCTAGTGTTACTTTAGCTAATACTAGATTCAGAGGAGAAGGTATTCTAACCCAGCAGGTGAAGAAGATATCAGGTCTTGCGGTTGATATTCAACCTGCAGGAGCTGCTAGTCAGTTTTATAAGTTTGCAGAAAGAAGATATGCAGGAGGTGCTCCTTCAGATACTTCTGTTGCATTTAGCATAGATTTCGAGGTTAACTTGAATGAACAGAATTCCATGATTGTTTATAAAATCATGAGACAATGGGCGGATTTGATTTATAACCCACTAACTGGTGCAATGGGTCTAAAAAAAGACTATGTTGGATCTATCGTGGTTTCGATCTTCAATAAACAGGGAGATGTATTTAGAAGAATCAGCCTAAATAACTGCTTCCTGACTGCAGATTTGAATCCAATGGATCTAAACTATGATGCAGGAGAAACTCTATACACATTAGCTACTAGCTGGAAGGCAGACTACTGGCAAGATCAATTCATCTAAAAATGAAAAATTTATCATATTTCGATTCATTTGTTCAGGCTCTAAACGAGGGAGTACAAGAATGGGATCCAAAAAGAGCACAGGCTGCCATCGAGGAGCTTAGAAAAAATACAAAAGATGAACAACAGACCAGTCTCACTTTTGATAATATTAAAAAAGTTTTTGGCGACACCTCTTTTAATAATAGATATTTGATTGCTTGGGCCCTAAAATTAGCGGGGAAAGATTTTTTCCCTACTTCTATGGAGTTTCCAACCCCGGATAAAGCCAAAGAACGTTTCGGGAATACAACCTTAAGCATGTACCAAGGAAATGCTGATCAGAATAAAAAGATGAATAATTTCTCAGAAGCACTATTAAAGGCTGTAAAACCTTTATATGATGATCTAAAGGCTACGGAGGATCAAGATAGACTTATTTGGTGTAATCCAATAGAATCAGCAAAAAGAGATTCTGTAAAAAGATCTAAAGCTGCAATTTCTAACATTAACGCTTAGCATAAATTAACGAAACTTTCCAAAGACGAATATTCTAAAAAAGAATATTCGTCTTTTTATGTGGATGAGTATATAAAGTATAAAGTAAATAATTATGAATCCAAACGAAAGTGGAATTTTAAAAGGTCTCTCCCCAGAAGAAATCCTAGCTAGAAAAGAGATGGAAGGGGGAATTGTATATGATGATCCTTTTATACCTCAAACCCCAATTAATCCAACCCCGGAAGATTTAAAGGCAAGACAAACCCCTTTATATTCCCCTCCTATCTTCGAAGAACCCAGAGAAGAACCTGTCGCCCCTCCTGTTCAGCAAGCTCCTGACTTGGGAAGAATTGAACCAAAAAGAATCCCACAGCCGGAGTTTTCTCCTGGGCTGGATTTTGGCTGGAAAAATCTTCCATTAACAGTTCTTCCTTCCAGAGGATTTTTTTATCCCGAGGGAACAAAGATTGCAATTAGATCTGCCGAAGTTAAAGAGATTAGACACTTTTCAACTATTGACGAAGACGATCTAATCGATCTTGACGAGAAACTAAATTTCATCCTTAGCAAGTGTAGCACTATGCATTTTCCTAGCGAAGGTGTTGTTTCATATAAAGATTTAAAACACGAGGACAGATTTTTTCTCGTAATGGCAATTAGGGATTTGACTTTTATCCAGGGAGAAAACAGAATTATCATTACTCCCGAGTCTAAGTGTAAAGATAAGAATTCCTGCCCAATCAATAACGGGATAGAACTAAGAACTGGAGTTCTTTCTTCCTATGATATTGATCCAAGGGTAATGAAGTATTATTCTCCTATAACCAGAAATTTCGTTTTTCCTGTTAGAAAAATCGGAAAAGAAATTACAATGTCCGTTCCTTCTATCGGAGTAATGGGTGCAGTTTCTGATTTTATATTTGAGTGTGATAAAAGAGGTATTGAGGTGGACGAGAGCTTTATTAAAATTGCTCCTTTCATTTTTGGTGAATGGAGAAATCTAGGATTTAATGAGATTGTTCTAAGAATGAGAGAATCAGACAACTGGTCTAAAGAAGAATTCTCTCTTTACTATGAACTTTGTGAAACTATAAAAATTGGGACAGAACTAGATATTAACATCAAATGTCCTACCTGCGGTGCCGAGGTCACCGCACCCATAACCTTTCCCGGAGGGTTCAAATCTCTTTTCGTTATTTCAGATATCTTTGGAGAACTTCTTTGATCTGAAGTTCAGAATGTGGAAAGAACATGACCTAGATCCAAATTGGGTTGAGTCCATTCCATTCTATGAATATCAAATTTGGATTGAAAAGTTAAATCAAGCAGTCGAAAAAGACAACAAAGAAGCTCTAGAGGAATCGGGTAAGATTGAACTTTTCAATTTTACCAAATAGCAATTTGCTGATATATAAAGAAAAAATAATTGATGGAATCCTCCCCAAAGTTACTCCAAGAATTGTCAAACCTTACCAGGAACTTGGATGTTCTGATTAAAGAGATTAGGGAATCAAATAAGATAAATTCTGAATCTCAAAAGACTCTATCTACAAAATTAGAAAATTCTGTTAAGAAAGAAGCAGATGCTGCAAAGAAGTCCGCATCGGAGTCTAAACCAACAAGCTCGACCTCTACTTCTTCTACCTCTTCTGAAAAATCATCCAGGTCTGCATCATCGGATGCAACCGGTAGGGTTGCTAAACAAGCCGGGCTAGGATCACTAAAAGCTGCTGGAATGTCCTTTCTAAAAGGAGGGTCCATTAAGGATATAATATCCTCTGGATTAAAGGGGGGAATTTCGGAAGGAAAGAAAGGTTTAGTAAAGGAGGCAATTGGAGGGGTTTCTACAATTCAAACAAGAAGAGACGAATTGAAGGCTAAGGAGAAAATTTCTTCGGAGGAAAAGAAGGAAGGGAAAGAATCGGTTTTAGATAAACTGAATCCATTTAAGAGGAAAGAAAAATCAGAAGATGATAATAAATCTACAGAAGTAAAAAAGGACGATAACAAAGGATTCTTCGAGAAATTAATGGATAAGATTTCTCCTAAGAAAACTGAGGATAAGAAAGATGGATCTTCCCCAGGAAATGAAAATAAGCCTAGCAGTCCCGAATCAGTTAAAAAATCTGAGAAGAAGGGATTCTTCTCTTCCCTATTCGAGAAGACAAAACCCAAAGGGGAATCTAAAAATGATGACTCTAAAAAAAGCGAGACAAAAACAACTTTGGAGACAGAAAAATCTTCTTCTCAAGAGATTAAAAAAAGTCCAGAATTAACAGAAGTTCAAAAGATAAAAGAAGGACTTAAAAAGTCTTACGAAGAAAGCTCCCTCGGAAAAACTGTTGCTGGGGTTAAATCCCTAGTCAAAAAAGAAAAAGAGAGAAAAGAAGCAAAGTCAGAAATGAAAAAAGAAGAACAAGCTCTAAAATCTGAGGTATCTAAAGGGACTCCTTCTACTCCTTCTTCTGAAAAAAATGCTAAGGATTCTTCTACCACGGAGTCTGAATCTACTAAGACCTCTACAGCAGATTCCTCTCCCTCTACTCCGTCTTCTACTCCGTCTCCTTCAGCTAAATCTACATCTCCTTCGACACCAACGCAGTCTCCGGAAGGAATTTCCCCACAGGATATTCAAGACATTAAGTCTTTACTTTCTGCTATTAATTCTACCCTAAATGGTCCTTTAACTATTAAAGACAATAAACCGTTTAGACCAAAGTCTAGCATGCTAGAATAAATTTCAAGATTTTTTCAGCTTATAGAATTTAGGTCCGTATATTAGATGGTAAGAGATCTAAAGAACTACTAAATGACAGACAACCAAAGAAAAACATTTCTCCATCTGACTTTTGGGGACACCGATAAATTAGCTCTCCCCTTCTGGAAGGCTTCCCCGGGAGGATGGACTTTTAAATATGGAAATTCTATAGAAGACCTAGATCTAGATGTGAAGACTCTTAAGACAGACTTAGTCTATCTCAAGATGGCAGAAATTTGGGGAACCAATTCACACTGCAAAAGAATGCAGGTCGGATGCTTAATGGTAAAAAACAAGTCCATCATTTCCGATGGGTATAATGGGAGTCCGTCTGGGTTTCCAAATCAGTGTGAAGATGATAGCAATACAACTCTACCGTATGTTCTTCATGCAGAAGCAAATGCAATCACTAAACTCGCAAAGAGCACAAATAGCTCGGATGGATCCACAGTTTATATTACAGCTTCCCCTTGTTTTGAATGCTCTAAACTTATCATTCAGTCGGGAATCAAGAGAGTTGTATTTAAGGACCTTTACAGAAAAACAGAATCTCTTAGTTTCCTGTTTCAAGCTGGAATCGAGGTGGTCAGAATTGGAGAACTATAAAATTATAAACTAAGAAAATTATAAAGAGAAATGCAAAAAGAAATTAAGAAAGAAAAGAACATCCAAGTACTTGCAAACAATTTTATTGAGACTAGGGATGAAAGAAGTTTTAAATCACTTTATGAAAGAGTTAAACCCGGGGTATTAAATCATTGCTATGGGATTCTAAAAGACCCGGAGTTAGCAGAGGATGCATTCTTGAATGCAATGGCCAAAGTCTGGCAAAAGATAGATCAATATGATAGTTCTAGAGGAAATTTTTCTACGTGGTGTTATAATATTGCTAGAAATGAATCTCTTCTTCTTCTAAAGACTAGAAAGAAATATGTCCATCTTTCTATAGAAGACCTAGACTATTCTTCCTCTAAGAACGAGGAGAAGAATCCTTCATATAATATAGACGAAGATCCCCTCTGGAGCTTTGCTAGCGAAGGAGAGTCTATAGATGATATGTACGAAACAGCAATTGAAGAAATTAGGTCCCTCCCTTCTCTCTACCGGGACATTATGATAGATAGAGAAATTAATGGGATGAAATATAAAGACATAGCGGAAAAATATGGCATCAAAAAAAGATCTATTGCCACTAGAATCAGACGAGCTAGAAATAAAATTCGTCTAAAGATGGAGGAAAACAAGTAATTCCGTCTATAACTTATAAACTATTTTTATGTTCAGAATTTTTAAAGTATTAAAAGAAATAAGACTATATAGGGAATATCTGAAGGTGATTAAAAAAGAGTCTTTAGATTCTCCTGAATGGAGCAAATTAAGACTTAGAAGAGATTGGTTTGGAAGGATCTATACCGTCTTTAATCTTCCCCCTGAAGTCACTAAATCTCCGGACTTCCCAAAATATGCTAGACCAGCATTTGTGTTTGATCAAATTAAGCCGATTAACGAATACTTAACTAAGCTAAGCCTCCAAGAATTAATTGCCCCTCTTATGAATCCCGTTGAGGGTACTGATGAGGAATCATTCTTGGTCGTTTACTCTTTCGTATTTAGACAACTCTCTATTTTATGGATGGCTAGACTGATATTAGAAATTACTCTACTAGTTTTAGCTTATAATCACTGGGACTGGATCTCTTCTTTATTCCCTTCCATCGGTAAATAATTATGGACTTAAAGCCGATTAGAAAAGATCTAATTAAAAAGCTTTCTGTCTTTAAAGATCCAAACTTTATCTTTGAAGAAGAAGCTCACACTTACCACTATAGGGACATAAAGTATGATTCGGTAACTTCCTACATTAAGAGATTTAAAACTCCATTCGATAAGGAATACTGGTCTAAAAAGAAAGCAGCAGAAAGAGGAGTTGATGTTTCTGTAGTTTTAGATGAATGGCAGGGAAAGGCAGATGTTGCTAATGATCTTGGAACAAGAGTTCATAAATGGATAGAGGATTTTTGGTCAGGTAATGTCAGAGAACTAACCGAAGATGACGAACCCGCTTTTGTAGAGAGAATTGGAAAATTTATGGATCTCTATGAAAAAAGATTTAAGAATCTAGTTCCCTTATCTTCAGAGCTTAAAATATTCTGCAGAAAATGGAAGCTCGCTGGAACTATAGATCAGCCTTTCCTAATGTGGGACGAAAAACAGAAAATGGTTCTTTTTCTGATAGGAGACTGGAAGACTAACAAAGAGTTTAGATCTGACGAACATCCGAAGGGAAGATATAAAAAATTACTCCATCCATTCTCTCACCTTTGGGAGAATCATTTAAATGAATATTCTATCCAGGTTAGTTTATATAGACTGATGCTCGAGGAAGAAATCGGAATAGAATCTCACGGAGGTTTTTTGTGTCACATTGGACCAGAAGGTCCAGCTAAAATTCACCCGATTAAAGATTTGAGAGAACCCTTAAGAGTTTATCTTCAGCACAACAGAGAAGATTCTGATATCTTTGATGTATAAATGAAACTTTTTAGTTAAATATAAATAGAATAATAAAAATATAAAATGAGCAACAAGAAATCAACTCCTACTCCTCTTGCTTCTAGCGAAATCCCAACTACATTTTCTGGAGCTTCTGTAGATTATGCAGATTCTTTCATCGACACGCTAGATCACAAGAAAATTAAATCTCTCGAAGATCAGATCAAAGATCTAAAAGAGAAAAATTCTAAGAAAGTTTATGCAGTAAAAATGAATGCAGATCTTTTGGTTACCCTAATCGATTTTGTAGAAAAGAATGCCGAATGGTCTCAGACTGAGTCTTTGGGAGTAATCGAAGTCCACAAAATTCTTACTGGTCTTAAGAAAGAAGGGGTGAAAGACAATACGATCTTTATTGAATCACTTCCATTAGAAGCAGTTCACTATTTTCTTTCTAAGGTTAGAGGAAAAGGTCTAAAGGAAGCACAAAACTTTATTTCTTTATTTAAGCCAATTTCGATTGCTTTGGAAGAAGTTAAAAAAGATGCAGAAGCTATCCAATCTCTAGAAAAAGATCTAGTAGCTGCTCAACAAGGAATTGAAACAGCCTAATAAATAGTAAAAATTAAATCTTTCGGAAAAGAGCACATCTCGTGCTCTTTTCTGTTTCTTAGGGATTTATTTTTCCGGAGGATATATACAGAATATAATTAAAAATCAAGTCATGAATAAAATAGACAATTTTTTATCGAAACACGGGACAAAGATCATAATTATCCTTTTGTTCCTTACCTATCTTAAATCTTGTGGAACCAGTTCCGAACTGCACAAAGTTAAGAAAGAATTCCAGGCTCAAAAAACCATCATCGATGCACTTCCAAATAGAAAGGACATTGAAATAGAAGGTCTAAAGGCAGAAAAAAGAATGATCCAGTCGGTAGATAGAAAAATCTTAGATGTAAATAGACAATCTGAGATTGACCTCGAAATTAAGAAATTACAAACAAAAAACTAATGAAAGACAAACTTGTACATAGGTTCATTATTGGAACTTTTGTGTCCTTGTATTTGCTTGTTAGTATCATTTCTACGATTCACGTAATAGAATTCTTCAAGCTGTCTAACCCCTATTGGTTAGCAGTTTCCCTTGCAATTGGATTTGAGCTGGGAGCAGCAGCTTCTCTAGCTTCTTTGATTATTCTAGATAAGATGAACAAAACTCTTGTTTGGATGCTATTCGGGACTATTACTCTTATGCAGATGCAAGGAAACATGTATTATGCATTCGTCCACATGGAAAACTTCCAGGGATGGTCTGAGCTGTTTGGTCTCATCGAAGAAGATGTAGTTTATCAAAAAAGAGTTCTTTCTGCAGTTTCTGGAGCAATTCTTCCATTAGTAGCTCTTGGATTTATTAAATCTCTAGTTGATTATATTAAACCACAGTCAGAATTCACGACTAAAGAAGAGTCTAAAATAGAGGAAACCCCAGTTGAAACCAAAGAGGAAAAGTTTTCTTATACCCCTGAAGAACTGGAAGAGACGAAAGAATGGGATGTAACTTTAGAGGATGGATTAGAAGATGAACCGATAGTTGAAGAAATCAAGGAAAAGAGAGACGAAGATCACGAATTAGACCTGGTTTTAAATGAAATGGTGGAAGATCTCGAAACATCTGCGCCGGAGGAAAATAATACTTCTTCTGATTTTGTAGGTGGATACTATGGAGATATCTTGATTGATGGTAACGGACCTTCGACTCAAACAGAAGAATCTCAGGTTTTACCCGTTAATTCTAACAGGGGGGTTCCACAGATAGACTCAGCTAGTAAAGTTTACATAAGCCCAACAAGATTATAACAAGATGTCAGCAACAGGAGAATTTGCATCGTATCTAGGAACAACTGGATATAACTACGACGGAGGAAACGCGTACAATACAAGCTTATTGGAGCTTGCAGACGGAAATAGCACCTCTGTTCTTCCTCCTGGTGCTTCTGCAGCATTTAAAGTCGACTATGCAATCATAGCGATAAATAAAACAGCTCTGAGAAGAGTAAATTTAACATTTGCAGATTTTAATGATCCTCATAATGTTAGATTTTATAATACTGCAATCAATGTTTCTTGGCAGAAATACACAGAAGAGACTTTAAATTTGGTTTCTTTCTTTCACCCAATTCAGTCTTTCAGTAACTATCAAAAGCAAACTTTTAATCTTGCCCCTCTTTCCTCTATCAACTTTGACATCGGAAACTTTGACGAGACGTTTGGAGAAGTTAGCCTTTTAATGGCTCAGGCCGAATATCTACCTCATTTAGTAGAAGATCCATATAATATTATCTATTGGAACTATAAAAACTCCCCTAGATATGCGATGGGTCAATTTATGGTTTTAACCGGAGCAGTTAAAACCAGTTCCAATTGGAAGGGATGGCAGGTAGATCCTACTCTAGAACCCGATTACGATGGAATTACTCCTGGATTTGTCTTTACTAATCCTACAGACTTTACGGTGAGATTAACAATATTAACCGCTAACTAATGGCAACTAGACCTATTATATGTCCTCCTGGAACAGTTCCTGGATTTATCTTCTTCAAAGATAAATTTGTGCTGGAAGAAGGAGGAGTAAAAACTACATTCTTTAATCTTTCTGATATTCTTTTGGGAGTTAGTGCTTACTCTAGAATTAAAATAAGTTTAAAGGCAAGTACCTCGGTAATGCTAAGTCAGACCGATCTGGTAGATAATGAAGGATTTGTTAGATGGATTGCAATTAAGGTTATTTATCCCGCACCAGTAAATCCGATTCTTTATAATTCGGAACTCCCTTTTGTCCCTGGATATCCAAGACCAACGAACGGAACTCCTCAGAACCAGAAGTATTTAACCTGGACATATGAAGGAAACACGTATCCTCTTGGTGAATTGATGATTTTATCCGGTAATCCTGCTGGATCCATCAACTCTGAACTTATTGGATGGAACCTTTCGGACCAGGACATTGCTTTCCCTGGTGGTGGAATAACAATCACAAACCCTCACGATGCCATGAACGTTAAGTTAGAAATAATGGTAGCAAGATAAAAAAATAACAATTTTTAGAAAAAGATTGAATATATAAGAGAAAAATTTCCTCAACTGAGGAAAGATATATAATCTGTAAAAAAATAACAGGAAAATGGATTTAATAAACAAACTACAAAATCTAAAAGAAACTACTCAATCCAGAGAAGTTAAAGATTTGTGTGAAACCTACATCACTGAACTGAAGAAGGGAAACACTTCTATTACTGAATCTCAGGTTGTGGAAGCCATAGAATCTAGAGAAGAGAACACAATCTCTCCAATCGAAGCTCTAAGAAATGAAGAGCTAGAGAGATCTAAATCTAGAGCTAAAATGCTTGCTGAATCTTGGGGAGGACTTAATTCCTTCAATCCTTCTAAGAACTCTGGTTCTTATGTAGACGGGGCAGAAGAAGAGCAAAAGCCATCTAGCGAGATTCAAAATAAATTAAACGAAGCTCTTGAGGGAATGGCGAAGTTCGACAAGTCTGCTGCTTCATTTGTTGATTCCAACAAAGTTGAAAACTTAGGGATTCTAGAATCTATCCTAGAACTTTCTAAGAGAGGTATCTACGAGCATGGTAATTTTAAAATTCTTTGCGAGAACTACGTTAATATTCTAAAGAACAAAAACGTTCCTGAGTATTGGGTTGCTGAGAATTTCATCTCTGACTTCTCTAACTTCTCGTGGGACAGCAGCGTTAAAGCTGCAGTAAATAGAGTTGCTGAGTCTTGCAATACTCTTAGACCAGAAATCGAAGTTTCTAAAGCTTTGTATCAAATCGAGAACACAGGAAGCTCTGACTTCTATACTCCTGTTAAAGAATCAATCTCTAAATGGTTAGTTTCTGAATCCAAATCTATTCCTGCCCTTTCAAAAGAACTTAGAGTTTGGTCTTTCAACCCAGTTGTTAAGAACCTTATTAATAATTTAACTCTTCTTGAGACAAATGATTCTAAAATGAATATTCCTACTATCAACGGAAATTCTGAAATCAGAAAAATTTATTCTCCTGTACTAGTTGAAAACAATAAAACTATTTTTGCAATCGGTAAAACTTTATTTGAAGGTAGCTCTGAAGGAGTTAGAAAACTTTCTAATAGAGATGTTGCTAATATGGACAAAGAATTCTTGGGTCTCCTTGAGACTTTCTACACAGAAGGTGTTAAAGTTAACGAGAATGGAATTTCCATTTATGCTGGAGACACTAGAATTTCTATTGTTGAAGAAAACGAAGAAACTAGAATCTACCTAAATGATGATCTTGCTAAATTTGGTGATTACAACCAGCTTGCAAAGCTTATCACTTTGAAGGTTTCAAGAGGACTTGCAACCAACGAAAATAAACTCATCTCTGATACAATTAGACTTTACGAAAACTTTGATAAAATTGTAGATCTAGACTTTGCTAAGTCTATCGTTTCTAAGGTTTACGAAGGTGCTTCTGTTAGTTTGATTAAGTGGGACGGAAAGATGTATCTTCAGAAGGTTAACGAAGCAATGAGAGAAAATTCTCTATTTGCAGTTAACGGATCTCAAGCAGCTAACATCGTTAAAGACTTCTTGAAATACGACGTTTCAGAAGGTTTAACTGAATTCTTGGATGGCGAGAGAAAGATTAAGTCCATCATGATTAACGATAGAAAGAAAGTTATAGATAACATTGCTATCGTAGAAGGTGAAATGAAGAAGATCGAAACCCTAGTGGCTTCAAATCCTCTATTCAAAGGATCTAACCAGCTTTCACAAGCTTATTCTATTCTTGAAAAAGAACTTCAGACTCTTAAGTCTAAATGGTCTACTATCAATGCAGAATTAGATTCTATTGAAAATAATCCTACCGTGATTGAAGATCTAATGGAAGATTCTAAATTCACAGTTGGGGATTACGTTAAAGTTAAAGAAAACGGAAATACTGGAAAGATTATTTCAGTAGATACTACATCAGGTTCTTACACTGTTCTTTTGGATAGTGGAAAGACCGGTGATTTTGGAGTAGAAGATATCGTTGATCTTGAAGATGCATTCCAAAAATCTTCAGACGAGAACGCAGAAGAAGGCGAAGGTGTAAAAGAGTCTAGCACTCCTTTAGCAAAAGCCCCATCTACTGGTAAATTAGTTCACGGTAAAACTCCAGCTCAAGTGTTAAAAGCTAGCACTTCTGCAGCTCCATCTGCTAAGACTCAAGACCAAGACGGAAAGAAAGACGTTGAAAATCTTAAAGATGCAAATCTAGAAGAAGCACCAGAAAGCAAAAATAAGCCTACCGACTACGAAGTAAACGACGAAAACGGGTATAATCTAGAAGAATCTAACCAACCTTCACTAGCTACTGCTCCTCAAGGAAAACCTAAAGGAACTAACATGGCTACAGAATGGGAAAAGTCTGGACTAAAGGCTATGAATTTAGCTTCTACCCCCGGTAAAGAAGAGGGAGATGCAGATTATAAAGTTGAATATCCAGATCCTAAAGCTTCTAAGAAGCCTGAGATCACTGGAAATTCCAACATGGCGGTTGCTCCGGGATCGGGAAAATCTAAAATGGACGAGTCGGATCTTTCTAAATTAGATCCAGCTCTTGCTACTGCACCAGGCGCACAAGTCGGAGACTCAGGATATGCAATTAAGATCGACCTTCCTAAAGCTAGCAGTCCAGAGATCGACAATCTTGATACTGCAGAGCTAGTAACAGCTCCAGAAAAAGGTTCTAAGGTTCCTTCTAAAGACACAACAGATCCAAACTTCGCTACTTCCCCAGGGAAAGTAGAAGGAGACGCAGGATATGAAGTTGAATATTTGGATGCTAAAGCTTCTAATAATGCAGATATTGACAATTTGGATACTGCAGACTTAGCAGAAACACCTTCAAAAGGTGCAGACGGAGAAGTTGATTATGAGCTTAACGCTGAAATGGGTTACAATATTGGAGAAGGAGAAAATTCATCTCCAACCGAATTAACTCTAGATGGAATTAAGAACTTCATCATGGAGAATAAAGATTCTGAAGAGGTACAAAAAATGCTTCAATCGATTTTCGTAAATGAAGGATTTGACAGACCTAGTCCAGAATTAAAAAAAAATTAAAGTCAGCTCTTAGCAAAGTTTGGGCTTTTGCTCCCGAAAATGAGGAAGCAGAAGGAAAAAAATCCCAACCTGATATTGAAAGTTCTGAAGGAAAAATGAGTGTAGCTCCAGACGGGAAACCGAAAAAATCTGAAGATACACTCATTTCTCGTGAAGACGAAGAGGGAGAAGACAAAGAATAAAATTGATATATAGATAACTATGAAAAATTTAAAATCTTACTCAGAAATTAACGAATCTGAATTATTCGAAGCTTTTGGAAAAGGACCTGCAGGAAAAGCAGCTGTTAATCCTTTATTCAAAAAGAACTTCATCGACATGGCTACCAAGGCATATGGATATAAAGAGAGTGGAGAAACCCTTTCTAGAGACATTGATGGAATAAAATCTTCAATCACTGTAAAAGATTCTGGAATTAAATCCGATCTTATTGGAGATTATCCATTGACAAAAACTAAGTCAGTTGACTATGTGAAGTTCCTAAATAAAATTGGAGATGAAGCTAGAAAACAAGCTAAAAAAGCAATTAAGAAATAATTCTGAACTAAATGATGAAAAACTTATCAAATTTTGAAAATTTCTTAGTAGAATCTAAACCTCTATACTTAGGAGAAAATATCTTCATTGATGTTCAGCCGGATAACTACTTTGAAGGGGTTATTCTCGAGGCTAAAAAGTTTATTGACCAGAAAGAACTTGCAGATGAGGTTAAGAAATCTCTTGCAGAAGGGGAAACAGTTTATATTAAAGTTCTAGGCAATCCCCGCAGACCTGTTAGAACAGTAACCCACAAACTCGCTAAAATGCTTGTCGAGTTAATCAATTCTGTAGCTTATGGCGAGTTCAGAAGAAGATGGTCCAATTTGAGCGACGAGCAGTTTGATGAAGTAATTGCTACAACTCTAAAAGATGTTCTTCAAGACTGGCACAAGAGTGTAGATAAACCAAACCTAACGGACGGTCAGATTTACGGTAATCTTAGAACGCTAATTAAAACAAGACTTCTTGGAGCTAATAATCAATTAATGAGAAAAGTAGTTAAAGAACCTTCTGGATCTCAACAAGTTGACTATGATGCGATCGATAGAAGTATCAATAAAATTCTAACCGGAACAACGGATAGAGCTTATAGACCAGCAGTAAAAGCTCCAGAGCCTGGAGAAAAGAGCTGGTTCGACATGGACTAATAGGGAAACTTCCCGAAACCAAATCCGCACTAAATGATATAATACATTAAGTGCGGATTTATTTTTTACACTAAAATATTAAAGATGGCAGACTACGTTAAAAACTCAGAATTGATGAAGGCGATTTTAGAGTCCAAAGAAAAGGGAGCTTTGACTCCCGAAACCATAAGAATGTTTTATCTTATGATCAATGGTATCTCTAAAAAGATGGCTTATAAAGACCCAGAAGACAAGGAGGACTGTATGGCTTTTGCTATGGAGGATCTCTGCAAATACTGGAACAGATTTGATCCTGCTAAATCAAATAATCCATTTGCATACTATACACAGATTGCTAAGAATGGATTTGCAAAAGGATGGAAGAAAATACATCCCCCAAAAGCTCCTAAAACCATTCCTTTTTCTCATATCACAGGAGAAGAAAATTCATACAACGTTTAAATTATGTCGATTAAGAAAGTAAAGCCAAATGGATTATACAAGTCAGGCCTTTACGAACCTCTTTATCCTGACAAATATATTGGAGATCCACACAACATTATCTTTAGATCCTCCTGGGAATTTAGATTTTGTAAATATTGTGACACCAACGAGAAGATTCTAAAGTGGTCTTCAGAGCCTCTCCAAATTCCCTATTATAATCCCCTTGATAAAAAAGAACACACCTATAATGTGGATTTTTACATGAGGGTTCTAAAAGATGATGGTACTGAAGCCGAATGGATCGTAGAGATTAAACCCGAATCTCAATATAAAAAACCTGTGATAACCCCGCCGGAAACCCTTGCGAAATTAAAAGCATATAATCAAAAGATGCAAATTTGGATTACCAACCAGGCTAAATTTAAGGCGGCAAAGGAATGGGCTTTAAAAAGAGACTATAATTTTGGAGTTATAGACGAGAATTTCCTATTTAAAAGCCCATAAATAAATGGATTTCAGAGAACAAGTTATAGAATACAGAAAATCTGCTCCCTCAGTTTCTGCTCTTTCAACAAATACCGATTTATATTTTTTGGAGAAGTATGGAGTTAATGGTCCAGGTGCGGAGTATAAATTTGACGGAACTTTGATCCCCGGAAATATTTATTTCTTTACCTATGACACGAACACCGAGCTTAGCGAAAAGGTCCAGTTTATAGATAGGAACCCCCTTATCCTTTACCTATCCTCAGAGAAGGTAGGGGAAAACATAGTTATCAAGTCAATTGATTTAACTGTGACCCCTCCGGAGCAAAGATTAGAGATAATCCAGAAGTTCTATGATCAATTTAAACCTCTAGTAGAAGAGGGGACTAAAAAAGTTGAGAAGGGAGGATCTCCCAGTGTTATTAGGGTAGAATCTAGAAGTATCCCTCCATTATTTAAAGGAACTGGATATAATACATCTTTTACCGGATTTAAATATAGATTTATGAAAGACATTAAGTGGGTATCCTATTCTGATTGGTCAAAATTACCCTTTCTAAAATATTCTTCGATCCAGGGGTTATCTATTAACGAGATATATACTAACTATAGGTCGAAATTAATTCAATAAAAAGATCTATAACTTAAAGACAAAAAGCATTAAATGGCAGGTTTTTTAGAAAATCCACAAGGTAGTCCTATCTTCCAAAGAATTAGAGATTCAGTAAAGAATCTAAGTAACTTTGGGTTAAACTATGGAGACATGGTGGTTAAAAATTCTCAAGCCATCGGTCAAACCGAAGCAGCATTCCTCAAAAAAGGAATGATTGAGGACGAGACGATGCTCTATGCTCTGGCTAGACAAGATACCACGTCGAGACAGTATGTTTCTTATTTTGACAAGGACTACAAAGGTAAAAGGGATTATCTTAGAAAATTTTCACTAAACCCTGAGATTGAATTCATCCTGGATGTAGTTAATGACGAGTCAATCACATACGATTCTCATAACTTTTTTGCATATCCTGCTTTCTTAAATCTAACTGGACTGAAGGAAAAAGTCATCGATAAGATCAACGAAAATTACAAGAAATTGTATGACATGTTTGGATTCACTGACGACATTAGTGCTTGGCAGTATTTCAGACAATTCCTGGTAGACGGATATGTTGCATTTGAAATTATCTACGACGACAAAGGAAAAAACATCATCGGATTCAAAGAGATCGATGCTATGACTTTGATGCCTTCTGTCGAAAAACAAAATGACGGAAGCTATCTGAACGTTTGGTGGCAATATTTCAAAGATCCAAGGAGAAAAAGAATGCTATATGACTCCCAGATTATCTACATTTCTTATGCAAAGGGGAATACAGTTTCGAGAGTCAGCTACACCGAAAGACTTATTAGACCTTATAACATCCTTAGAATTATAGAATACACAAGGGTTATTTGGTCTGTAATGAATGCTTCTTTCAGAATGAAGATGACAGTTCCAATCGGAACTAGATCTCAACAAAAAGGAATGCAGACGTTAGGAGAGTTGATGAGTATCTATAAAGAAGATATCTCCCTAAACGATCAAAGTGGAGAATTATTTGTAAATGGAGCACCGAAGATTCAGTTCTTTAAAAACTACTTAATGCCTTCCGGTGTGAACGGAACCCCCACTATTGAACCTCTAAATAATGTAGGGCCGAACCTTAATGACCCTGCACCCTTAGCATACTTTTTTGACAAACTGATTAACGAATCTAAAGTTCCTAATTCTAGATTTAATGGTCCAGATGGGGGATCGATGGGAAAGTATGCAAATGCAGCGGAGGGTTTAGACAAACAGGAAATTAGATTTGCTAAGTTTATCAATAGACTTAGAACTGCTTTTCAGGACATTTTAATTAAGCCTCTGTGGATTCAAATGTGTAAAGATTTCCCGGAACTGGAGAAAGATTACATGTTTAAAAGTCAACTTGGTCTTGATTACGTCTCGGATAACCCATTTAAGAGAAATCAGGAAATGGAGATTATCCTAAAGAAAAAGGAATCTGTTGATAAATTGATGACTCTAACCGACGACACGGGTGGAGGATTCTTCTCAGTTCCATACCTAGTTGAAAATTATTTGGGTCTTACTAGCGACGATATCAGAGCAAACGCAGAAGCTAGAAAGAAAGCAGAGGAGAAGAAAAAAGAGGGAGCAGCACCGGCAGCAGGAGCTACCCCAGCAGCACCGGCAGCAGCACCGGCAGCAGCACCGGCAGCAGCAGAAGCCCCACCAGCATAAAAAAGATAAATGGCAGGATTTTTAGATTCAAACCCACAGAATAGATTCATTACCCAGCTCTACAAAAATCTGAGTAGAATTGGTAAATTTGGAATGCAATACGAAGACATGGTCATTCGTAATTCTCAGACTATTGGGCAAACTGAATCTCAGATGTTCTCAGAAGAGGGAAATGGGTTCACCAACGATAGTGCTTTTTATTGGACTCTTGGATACCAGGATACAAGAATAAGAAAATATATTGCTTATTTCGATAAGGACTATTTAGGTAAAAGGGACTTTTTAAGAAAGTTTGCACTGAACGGAGAGATCGATTTCATTCTAGAAACCATCTCAGACGAGGCAGTTAACTATGACGATAAAAACTTCTTCTGCCAGCCACTTCTAAATAACATAGATCTGAAGGATAAAATCATAGATAAAGTTCACGAGAACTTTAAAACTATTTACATGCTCTATGCATTCCAACAGAACAACTTAGCTTGGCAGCTTTTTAAGCAGTTCTTGATCGATGGATTTCTTGCTTTTGAAATTGTTTATTCCACAGACGGTAAAAAGATAGTTGGGTTTAAAGAACTCGATCCAACTTCACTCCAACCCCATACGGAGAAAGCTCCCGACGGATCCTTTGAACAGATTTGGATTCAATATCCTAAAGACTCTCAACTTTCTAGAAAATTAAAGTCTGAACAGATCATCTACATTTCTTACGCTAAGGGAAATTCTATTTCTAGAGTTAGCTACGTTGAACGACTTATCAGATCTTACAACATTTTAAGAGTAATGGAGAACACCAGAGTTATCTGGAACGTAATGAATGCTTCTTATAGATTGAAATTTGTCATTCCGGTTGGAACCCAATCTCAACAGAAAGCAATGCAAACTCTGGGTCAGTTAATGTCTTCTTATAAGGAAGAGGTTAGTATTAACGACACATCGGGTGAGCTTCTGGTTAACGGAACACCCAAGATACAGTTTTATAAGAATTATCTGTTTCCTGAGAAAGATGGACAGTCCCCACAAATTGATGTTCTAAACGCAAATGGTCCGGACTTTAACGTAATGGAAAATGTAATTTATTTCTATAACAAGCTAAAACTAGATTCTAAAATCCCATATGCGAGATTTGCAGGTAGAGGAGCAACTCCTGCTAACTATCAAATCTCAATCGATCAGCTTGAAAGAGATGAAATTAGGTTTGAAAAATTCTTAACTAGACTTAGATCTATTTTCCAGGAGATAGTAGTTAAACCCCTTTATATTCAGATGTGTTTAGACTTTCCCGAGCTTTCTAAAGACAGAAGCTTCAAGGCGAATCTCGGTTTAGATTACTATAGCGAAAATCAATTCTCAAAGCTTTTAGATTTGGCTCACCTAACTAAAGCAACCGACTTTGTTACTTCACTAGGAGAAATCAAGATGAAAGTTGGAGAGGAAGAAAAACCTTACTTCGACAAGGATTTCTTGATTAGAAGATTCCTTCCTTTGTCTAGAGACGAATTTGATAAGAATAAAGTCTATAAAGAAGACGAAGCAAAAGAAGCAGAAAAAGCTAAAAAAGAAGGTGGAAAAGAGGGAGAAGCTGAGGGAGGATCATTCACTCTATAATCGAGACCGTATATTTATGTAGATAACAAACATTCTACATGAAACAAGAACTCAGAGTCCTATTGTCCGTTGAATCCATGGAAGGAAACGGATCCCAGAAAGAAAAACAGAGATTAATTTCCGAGAATTTATCGGAGGAAATGCTTTACATCTTAGATGTCTGCTTTAATCCATTCATTACAACTAAACTTCATAAGCTAGAGTTATCTCAAAATCTAGATGTCCCTGAATTTCCAGGGTTTGAAACTTTTAAGTCTCTAGTGGAGGATCTTAAAAAAGCTCCTGCTGCAAATGACTCTTTGAGATCTAGAGCTAATGCTCTTATTAATTCCGTCATACATGAAAAAGATCTAGCTGAGGATATGGCTCTTAGAGTAATTCTAATGAAGATTCTGACAAAGAGAATGAACATTGGAATTGGGGCTAAACTCATCAACAAGGCGGTAGGGAGAGAATTAATTCCCGATCCGTCGGTAATGCTAGCTTCTGATGACCGGAAGGAAGTAGCCGGATGGGATAAAATCTACTGCGAGGAAAAGTATGATGGAGTTCGTGTAATAGCAGTAGGAGACAGAGAAAAAGGATTTCAGTTTTATACTAGAGCTTTTAATGAGTTAGACAAGTCTAAACTTTCTAGAATCGAGTCCGAGCTGATTCAGGCTTTACACAACTCTAACACAACTAGCGAGGTCTTTTTTGACGGGGAATTAACGGATCTAAATAGAAAATCTGTATCTGGTAAGGTAACTCAGATCCTAAAAGGCACCGCTTCAAATGATATAGATAAAGATTTCCTCTTTAATGTGTTTGACATCGAAAAATCGGAGACATTAAAAATAGGAAAAGGCAACGTTCCTTTCCTCAAGAGAAGACAAGAACTCGAGTTTCTACTTGGGTTCCTCAAAGAGGATTCCAAAGTAAAACTGGCACGTCAATGGGTAGTAGATTCTATTGAGGAAACTCAAAAGATCTACGGACTGATTGTTTCAATGGGAGGGGAAGGAGTTATTTTAAAGCCAGCAGATCACGTCTATGAGTGTAAAAGGAGCAGAAATTGGGTGAAGCTAAAGCAGATTCAAGACTGCGACCTGGAGATTACCGGATGGTTTCCCGGAGAAGGAAAGAGAGAAGGATTCATTGGAGGATTCATCTGTAAAGATGCCAGTGGAACTCTGGAGGTTAGAATTGGATCTGGATTCACTGATAAAGACCTTCATGAACTCAGTCAAGATGCAGATTCTCTAATTGGTAAGATTGCAGCAATTCAATACAACGAACCAATCACAGATAAATTCGGGGGACGTAGCTTATTCTTACCCCGCTTCATCGAGATTCGAAATGATAAGACTCAGGCAGATGATATGTCTAAGATGTTCTAAAAATCAGAAACTAACGACCCCCAGAACACTATAATCATCATCTATGATCCAAGATCTATTAACAGAAAAATTAAGACCTAAAGAAATAAGACACATGATCCTCCCACCGAGAATCCGTGTTCTATTTGAAGACAAAGGACTGAATCAAAACGTCCTTCTAGCAGGTTCTCCGGGATGCGGAAAAACAACTCTCGCTAAGATTCTAGCCAAGGATCTTCCTCACATGTTCATTAACGTATCCGACGAAAGTTCTGTAGATACGATCAGAAACAAGATCAACGACTTCTGCTCTAATATCTCGGTATTAGATGGAAAATCCTCCAAGAAGGTAGTCATTTTAGACGAGTTTGACGGAGCTTCAGATCAATTCTATAAAGCACTAAGGGGAACGATCGAAAAGTTCGCAGGCAACACGAGATTCGTTGCTACGTGCAATTATATTAATAAGGTTCCAGATGCAATCCAAAGTAGATTCGAGGTCATTAATTTCGACCCTTCAACTTCAGAGGAAGAAGAACTAATCAAGGAAGAATGGAGATCCAGAGTAAGATTGATTCTAGGAAAGCTTGGGATATCTATTGATGACGATTCCTTGACTGCATTTGAAAAGACTTATTTTCCAGATTTTAGATCAGCTTTAAACAGAATCCAGTCGTGGTCAATCGAAGGGGTGACCCAGCTAGATCTTGCCAAAGTTAAGGAAGCAAACTGGTCTTATGAAGATCTTTACAAGATGATAATGACTTCCAAAGATCCTGTAAATAACTATCAGGTCCTCGTCGGTCAATACTCGACTAAAGTTGATGATGTTATGACTTCTTTAGGAGGAGAGTTCATCGACTGGATAGTAAAAAATCATCCAGACAAGGCTAAGATTATCCCTGCCACTATTGTATTGGTTGCTTCTCATCAATCTCAGAGAACTACAGTAATTGACCCAGTAGTCTCTCTACTTTCTTTATTTTTTCAAATTCAAAAACTAGTCGACTAATGGAACTACTACCAGAAACAATCAGAAGAAAAGGTTTCTTCTATACTTTAGAAAAGAGAGGAACTAAATCTCTAATCTATAAACAAACAGATTCGGAAGACGGATATGTTGCTGCCTATGAGGTCTTTAAGATCAAAGTCGACCAACCCAAAGTTGTATTTGGGATCCAATTAAATGAGAGGGAGATTTTTCCTGCTAATGAAGACTTTGGAAAATGGGCTTGGTCTTGCCCTAGTCTAGAGAGAGCTTTGAAGAAGTTTGAATTTCTGGAAAGCGAGATAGAGGTGGAACAACCAGAAGAAACTGTCGAGGAATCTTTAGAGGAAGAAGACGATGAATAAGGCAGCTATTCTGTCTGTTGTTTTAATAATCCTAGGACAAGCAGGAGCTTGGTTTCAGCAATTTGCCCAAGCTAGATTCGAATGGATGAGAAACAATCTTTGGGTTAATGTTCTAGTCTTTGGATCTTTTGTTTCTTTCGCTTTCGTTTTTGCAGCAAAATATGGAATGGAGTCTTTCGGAAGTGCTTGGTCTTATAGGCTAATTCAGTTCTCCGTGGGGATATTTGTCTTTACCTATTTAACCCACGTATTTTTAAATGAGGATATTTCGGTCAAGAATGGAGTTTGTATAGGTCTATCCATTCTGATCATTTTAATTCAGACCTTTTGGAAATAAAAAATGAAAAAAAGATTAATTATAGTAGGAAAGGGAGGATCCGGGAAGGATCATCTAAGAAAAATTTTAGTAGGAAAGGGATTTAAGTACTGTATATCTCATACCACCCGGCCAATAAGAGAAGGGGAGGAGAATGGAAAGGATTATTGGTTTATAGAAAGTTCTAAATTAACAGAAATGGCGGAAGACTTTTATGAAGGGGTTTTCTTTAATAACTGGTTTTATGGGACTTCGATGGACGAGTTTAACAGGTCAAATCTTTTCATTATGACCCCGGGCGGGATAGCAAAATTGAGTAAGAAAGACAGAGAAGAGTCCACAATTGTTTATCTGAATATAGATGAGGAAACCAGAAGAAAGAGGTTAGAAGGAAGAAGGGATGCTGATGATGTCAAGAGAAGACTGGAAGCAGACTATGCAGATTTCCTAAATTTTACTGACTATGATTGTGAAATAAAAGATCCAAACTTTACTGATATTGGAGACATTGGGAACGTATATTTCTATATAAGAAAAAATGATTAATATACTTGTAGACGGAAACTATATTTTCCATAAGACCTTTGGAGTCTTCGGTGGATTCGGGGCAAAAGACCCTTCTAAGGTTCTCGGTACTCCCGGAGAACAGGCAATGTTCATCCGTAAGGTTGCTACGGACTTGTGTGCTGGACTCAAATTGCTTCCCCAAGGTGGAAGATTGATCTTCACCTCAGATAGCAGATCGTGGAGAAAAGATGTTGAAATCGAGGACGGAGGATATAAGTCCAACCGGGTAAAAGACGAAACCGTAGACTGGACAATCTTCTTTGATCTAATGACAGAGTTTGGTCATCAACTGGAGAATCAAGGATTTGTATTTTCGAAAGTAAAAGGTGCAGAAGGTGATGATCTTCTCTACTATTGGTCTGACTACTTCAACTCG